CTATGCAGCTGCTAGCTCAATAATTTGGGCATGTTCGCACAAATCCGTTACTGCTTCGTAAGAAGTGATAAGGGTGCTAATGCCTTGACTGTTATGCCAAAAGCCGGCATAGTCCATCATGATTTTACCCATTGAACTGTTACCGTCGCACACGTCCCAAACAACGGCGTAATCATCAGTGGCAACGGCAGAACATCTCAAGAGAAAATCACCAATAAAATAGATGCTGCCAACTTCTGACAAATTATTGATTGGGGGATTGAGAGAACGCTTAGAATTTTCTACTGCTATTTGGTGCTTGCATTTTGCACCGCGATAGTGACAATCCCCACACTCACACCGCTCTTTGGGATTCGGGTGGTCTGGCGTGACAACATAGTAGTTATCATTGCTCAGGGTGACGTATTGGATGCCGTACTCAGTAGTATGTTTCTCGACCACCTGAACGGACTTGGCTTGTTCTTCACGGGTAACTTGAAGAGATTGCTCTTTGATGAGTTCTTTTAGTTTAGATTGGGCTGTTACTTGCTCATCGTGGAACAAGTAATCGTCTGTTTGTGGTTCTTGGTTTTCAGCGGTATTTATACAATCCTGAGTCTTTGTAAAAATCTCACGAGCAAATTGATTAAATAAGTTGCACCACCCTTTGTCTGTACCATCGTTGCGTGACTGGTAGTAAGAACAAGTGGCACAGGTTTTGGGCGCTATTGGCTCTTGGGGTACAGGTTGCTTGGTAAGAATTGCCGCTACCCAAACTTTCTTACATCGCTTATCGCCTATGGGCGTGGCGTTGATTTCAGCAGCAATTACCTTAAGATCAGGGAGTGATAACCCTGAGAGATGATTAGGTGTGTATGTCATAATGAAATGAACCTTTAAATAAGGGGTTTAGAAGGCGATCGCAAACTTTCCACGGTGGGCGATCGCTTTTATTATTCATAATAATAGCTTTAAGGTAACTCCACGTCAACCTATTTTAGATTGACTTTAACTCTATCTAAGAGTAAGCTAGAGGTGTTACAGTGTTAATGGAGTTTAGCTATATGGTCGTGGCCACCAACAAGCCCAAGATTTCTGTTTATGTAGATCAAGAACTCTTAGAGTGGTTCCAAGAATACTGTAAGGAGCAAAAACGCTCCATGTCATCACAACTCAGTTTTATGATTGAGCAGCTAAAGAAGCAAGAGAAGGGTGATTCTTAAGAACTTTACCCGCATCTATACCTAAGTTCCCGATAATACTGCTCTAAATCGCTTTTGCTAAGAGGTTTATTACCCTCTCGTCGCCCTATCTCAGCTCCTGTCCTTTCATAGCATCCGTTGTCAGCTTCTTTGGATGGCTGCTGAGAACACCACCATAGCGGAGTAAAAATCAAAAATGTCAAACCCAAGGCTACTTTAGTAGCTTTCTCATCATTTTTTTGTTTTTCGGTTTTTTCAGATTTCATAACTGTTTAATTCGCTACTTTGCCACCAACAAGCAGAATAACACCCAGTATTTATCTCCTCCAAAGTAAAATTCAGTTGGTGTAGCACTTACAAAAAATATCTCGCCCAATTCTCACCTACTGATGAATTTATCAGTAGGTGAAATAGCAAAGCAACCTACAAATTTTTCCACCAATTCAATAAACTGCCAAGGCCAAAACTCTCGCAGTCACGCAATTTACTACCTGAGCGGCACTCGCGCCATAATTGGCACGAATCTTGATGTTAAGCGTTCCTGTGCTTAAAACATCTGCATAATTAAGCACAAACGCGCTGCAAAAATCATTATAGCTACCAAAGCCAGACGCACCTTGGTAGCTATTCCTTACAGAATTTCCAATTAGCGATTGCAGGTTGAAAAAAGTATTGTTTGAAGAGCCTGACGGAACCTGGAAAACGGCATCCGTCAGAGTAGACACAAATCTACATCCACTGTTAATCGTAATGTTTTGATTGATCAGGTCTGTCCAGCTTCCTGAAGTATCCCGAATTAGCGGGATGCTAGTGCCTAATTCATAAAAATAAGGAGCAACAAAAGTTGCGCCAACGTCACTAGCTTTTAATCCCCAAAATGGTTGATTGGTTCTTCCAGTCGTCAGCCAAGCATTGTTGGCGGCGTTACGCATTTTGATCAATCCATTTTGGGTATCCACCCAAATTTGATATGGGTAGGTCACAAGTGGCTCATTGTTTCCTGAGCTTTGAGTCGCCATTGCTTCTAAGGCTTTATTTAAATCTTCCCTGAAGGAAGGGAAGTTTTGATTAGCTACATTGAAATCATGTTGTGGCATATTAATAACCTTTAGCTATCCAAGATATTGTTCTTATAATTCTATTATTTAAATTGTTTCTAGCATTAATCACAAAACCTGATGTGGTTTTAGACTCTAGTTTAATATAATCACCGGATAGTCCATCTTGAAGTGTCAGTCCTATTTCTGGTACTTCTCTGAATTTTTTACTAAAGCTTACTATCGTATCAATTAAATTGGATGTTTGTGTATTGCCGGACAAAATTGTATCTGGCATATCGACAGTAACAGATAATTCGCTAATTGCAAAGTTATTTTTAACTTCACTGCTTTGCAAAAATACCCTGAATTTAAAAGCTCTGCCTTTGTAATTTCCTGTGACAAAATTTTGATATTCATTATAATTTATTCCATCTTGTGAAACTGATATTTGAAGAATGGCGGAAGCATTATCAATATCTTCTCCATCAAAAAAACCCAAATAATTGTCAAAAAGCCCTCCTACTCTATCAAAAAATCTTGATTCATCAATTGCCCTTCCAGAGAAATTGGCAGTGCAACGAGAGTCAAAAATATCTCCTAAGTCTATTGGCGCATCAAAATCATAGTATCCTGATGGGTATATTGCGTATAAAATACCCAGATCGTCAAACATTCCAGGCTGAAAATCAAAATCGCCTTCGGTTGAATCAAAGTATCCGGCAACATCATCAAATAATCCCGGCATATCGTCAAATAGTCCGGTCTGAAAATCAAAATAATCAATAGAGGCTAGCTTGAGTTGATTGTCTACAACAATAGTATTTGTTTTTATCCCATTAAAATTAGGATGCTGAATAGATGTTTCTACTGCGTTGTAGTTTATAGTTCGTGAAATGTTGTCTAGTACGACTTGCGCCACATTCCTACTTTGGTTCCCTTCGGAGTCCACAGCTTTAATTAGAAATGTTCCTTCAAGTGCTGGAAATCTGAGGTAATTTGAGTACCCAGCAACTGCGGCAATTTCTATGCCGTCAGCCCAAGAAGTGTTTTGTTTTTTGCTAGTATATTTAACTCTAAATTTACCTCCTACTCGAACATCTAAATCAGGAGATTCATTCCATGTGAAATTAGCATATGAATCTGTAATATTTACATAAAAATTTTGGACATCAGACGGTGGGTAAGATAGTCCATAAATTTCTTGGACTTGTTGCGTGTAACTGCTAGATGTCCCATAATTATTAATAGCTTTTACTCTAAAAAAATATATTCCTGGTGCTACATCGTATAGTGTAGTTGATAAATCTTGAAGTCCGCCAATCACTGTGTATTGAGATTGTCCATCTCTGCGATATTCTAGTTGATATTCTTTGATAAGTATTGAAGTTGATGCCTGCCAGGTAATACTGGCTTTGGTTTTCACCCCTCCGCTTCCAATGGTTTGATACAAGGATTCTTGAATTTTTAGTGCAGATGGCGAACTAGGCGGTATCAGTAAATCTGGGAAACCGCTAACATCTGGTTCTTCAAGCAAGAATCCTGATTTCTCTACTAAATCATAAATGCTAGGATTATACTCAACTCCCACAATTTCATATAAATGTTCGCCAATTTCTGAAACTGCGGTACACCTGAAGAGTTGAGCCTGTAAATCACTGGATTCTAAAATCCAAATATGTCGTGGTGTCTCCGACCAATTATTAACATACAAAATTGTATGTATTCCGCTAGAATTTAAAACAATTTTAGTTTCAATAATCCCGTTACTTTTAACTGTTGAAAGATTGTAACTTTTTCCAGGCTCAATTATTACTGCGTCATCTAGTTCTATAAAATTGATGCCCGCAGCTTTAATTCTGCCCCCGCGACGAGAAACGCTTTTTAGAGAATCCATCACTTTAAAAACTTCTCCGGGATTGACGAGCAACCCTTCAGCACCCACTTTAAAAGTAATTGTTTGAGTTAGATAGCGTTGACTTAGCAAAGTCCATTTGCCTAGCCTGTAAGCTTGTCCTCTAGAAGTGCATCCAAAAGCCGCTAACTCTATTGAATTGTAACCAAATTTTGCTAGTCCTTCTTTGTCCTCTACTGTCTCTACAGCAGTCTCGTAATTATTAGCTGGATCGCTCCAACTAACTAGGGCCACAGTTGCGCGAGTATCTAAGCTACTGCCACTGTATACAAATGGTGGAGCCGTTAATCGTCCATCATCATCGTACTCGCAAACTACATTAGCGCGAGTGTATATTCTGTTCGGATTTGATGGCTTGTCTTGCACAGCTGTGATAGTTGCATTGCGCTCATATATCATGCCTCGAAAACAAGCAGAAAGGGATTCTAAAATCCTAAAAGCGTCATCTTGATTTTGGATGTAAACATTGCAAGTAAAACGCGGTTCTATCCCGCCCTTTCCATCGGGAACAAGTTCATCGCAATATTGCCCAATAGCGTATAAATCAAATTTGTCCACTAGCGATTCATCAATATATTTACCGCAACCATAGCGAGAATTAGTGATTAAATCGTAAAAAATCCATGCTGGATTATTGCTGTATTGCCTAATCAAAGTGCCGTCAAAAATCCCTGAATATTGTCTGCTCAGTGGATTGTAATTGTGAGGCACAAGAATTCTTATCTGTTTCAGTTTGACTGAGACTTTCGGGATACTATTAAATTGCTCGGCGCTTACCCTAACGCCAAGTAATGCGCTATTGGGATAGCGCAATTTCAAATCAATCACCTCAGTTAGCGACTGCCAAAATAGAGAATTTTGGAGTGTGGTGCGATCACTATCTGGCGTAAGCCTAGTGATGCGAATATCCCAAGGGCCACTTGTACTTAAATTAATTCTATATTGTCGCTCGTAGTTCCCAGAAGTTTTGCCGCTAATAGTTTCATTGTAGATAGGCTCAAAATTCCCCCCCTGAGTCGATAAATCAATGCGGAAACTGACCGACGACTCGTTGATATTGCCTTTGTCGTCTTGATCTAAAAGCGTAGGAATCATGACTCGCACAATCACGGCATTAGCATCTGGATTGACGATGGTACGAGTGGTGGGCCCATTAACTTGTTTGATTTGAGTGCCTACAGCTATCTCGTTACGAACGGCACTAGAAATGCCGGAGATATAACCCTGCCATTGAGTACCTGTGCGATAATCAATGGCTACATTCTGGAAATTTAGGCTGCCATCGCTATTTTTTATGGGAGTGGCATCTAAATAAATACTTTGCAAGGGATCTGCTGTGGAAAAACCCTCTATTTCACCTTCACCCAACAAAAGCAAAATGACCGCATCTGCCCGCGATCTTAAGTTATTGGGTGCTTCCCTTGGGGTGTTGCCACTAGAACCGCCCCCGCCGCCCCCAGATCCACGTACTATTATTCTTTGTTTATTAGTCATTATTAATTTGCGGGGATTTCTTCTGTGGTGATACCTTGACTAATAATTACAGGGTCAGTAATTAGCCTTTCGCCGTATCCGATTGGAACAGGCGAACCCTGTCTTCCAGATCCTGCTGATCTATCAAATAAATAAGACTCATTTTTATTATTTTTAGGTGTTTTGTTTTGGGGAGCAAGCAACGAGCTTATTCCCTGAAACAGTAAAGCTGCCCCTAATAAGCCAACTGTGGTAGAGGTGATGCCTATCCCAATTATTGAAACTGATGCAGGCATAAATACCGAGGCTGCGATCAAGGCACCGCCTAAAAGAATTCTTCCAAAACCACCAGAACCAGTAATAATAGGCGCAATCACCAGTTTTTGGGTAATGGGGAAACCGAATTGTGATTGGTCAATGCCCTGTGGCTCGTCAATCACTACTCGCCAATACAATCCTCTCTCCTCGCTGGCGTATAGATACTCAATAAATCCAGGGCAATTAACAGCGATCGCCTTAATGGCTTCAGCGGGAGTATGAATATTGAGTCGCCATTCTCTTCCGAATTTTCTACCTAACTCACCTAATAATTTGACTATTTTCATCATTATCACAAATTTAACTATCTACCCCAGGATAGCCACCAAAAGGCAACTCTCCATATTGCCCAAATCTAAGTTTACAACTGGATAATCTTTTCCCACAAGCATCCTTACTTAGGTCATTTGTAAGGTTGTCATTCTCATCCGCGATCACCCCACCAGCGTAACCACATTCAGAGCTACGGTATTGCCAGAAGCAAGAATTTTTAATAATAATTCTTGCTGGGATTTTGCTGCGAAATCCTAAATCGGAAAATCGCCTTAATTCATAGCTGATTCTCAATTCACTTTCTTGCGATTTGCGCCACACTCGATAGCGATCATCACTAAATTCCATGTTTGGATCTGCTGTCGGGGAGTTATCTAGATATTTGGCTAGCGTACGTTTTCTGATTAAGGTAGCACCCACCAAATCGTTGAATTGCAAGGAGAAAGCAGTAAAAACCCCGAATATATTACTCAGTGTAATGCTAGGCTGTGCTGGCTGTCCTCGCGTGCTTAGTTCAAATCCACTCGCTTCAAAAGGCAAGGAAATATAGGTTTGCCCCTGAAAAATAATATCTGCGCCATCGCTTTGTTTCCAGTTGCAAAATTTATACAATTGATTTGTACCCAATGGCGTCAAATCTAAAATATAAAGACTGACTATTGCATCTGGCGTTAGAGTTAATAGCTCAGAATTAGGCGCGGTCATAAAAATATTTCTCTAGTAAATATGCCAACCATATCATCAGATTATAAAGTCAAAATCAATCCCTCTCTGAGAACTAATTACAGGCGTAATGTGGTAAGTTTTGGCGATGGGTATCAGCAAAGATCCAAGACCGGCATTAATGCTGTGAAGCAAAGTTGGAGCGTGACTTTTACTGATTTAACAGAAATCAAAAAAAAAGCGTTGCAAGCAATTATTGATGATGCGGCAGGAGTCGTAGGGATTGATTGGATTGCGCCAGGGGAAATCCAGAGCAAAAGATGGTTGGTTGCAGATCCTGTAACTAATTTGCTGTCAGACGATCTATGGGAAATTTCTTGCACTATGGAATTGTTGCATGAATTTTAGTGTCTCTCGGACTATTGCTGTTTTGCTGATGATGAATTCATCATGAGATGTCTTCTAAAATCCGTACAAAACTCCGCCAGGGCGTTGCTGGTTAACAATCACAGCAGTAACTACCTGTTCTAACACCTTGGCTTGTTCTGGAGTAAATTCTTTCTTCCCGCTATTACCCTGAGATTGAATAGTGATAGGTACGTTGATAGTTGTACGAGAGGTACTGTCAACAACATTATTACTAATATTATCGCTAGTGCCCACCACGCCACCATCAGCAAAATTTAGTTTACCTGACTGTTGTAATTGGTTCCAAATAGCTGTCTCTTTATGATTGAGAATGCGCTCTCCTTCGGAAACCACAATTAAATGAGGCATCCTACCAGTCATAATTTTTTCGCGACTGTAAGCTTTTTGCACCTTGTCGGCAAAGTTTTCTGGCATTCCACCAGTAGCATAATTAGGGATTTCGCCAACCATACCACCGCTAGCAAAACCAAAAAGACTGAACACTCCCCCCAGTAGGCTACCACCAAAACCACCGCCGAATCCGGGAGTAGCGCCAGAAGAGCCACCAAATATCCCTTCTAAAAATCCACCGCTAGATTGCTGCCCAACGCCACCCCCGCCTTTACCCATGATGGAGCCGAACAGTTCATTGGTCAGCCACTGAGCCGCAAGATTAGCTAGCATATCGCCAATGCCACCAAACAATTTACCAAACGCGCTACCTAAATCATCACTGCCACTGATCAAATCTTTGAAAAATCCCTGAAACTGAGATTGAGTACCCTTAATTACATCTGTCCACACACTGAATTGTGCATTAATGGTGTCTAGTTTTACTTGGTTAATTTGGTCAAGTTCACTCCTCAATTTTTGCACTTCAGTGGCACTCAAATTGTTGGCGATCGCAAATTGCTCTAATTCCCTAATAGATGATCGGTAGCTGCTTCTTTGTTGAAGAACAGCAGTTTCTTTTTCCAGTTTGCCAGCTTGGGCATCAAGTCCATAGGTCTTGAGATAGCCTGCCCTCGCTGATAGCAAATCTTGTCTTGACTGAGAAAATCGCTGGTTTTTCTCAAACTCTCTAGTTTCTAATTCCAATTTCGTTTGACTAGCGGCATTTTTCGCATCACGCAAGGCAGTAATCAAAGCTTGCTGTTTAAGCTTAGGGACAATTTCTAGGGTTGCTTGTCCATAGCGCCCAGTTCGCAATGCTTCATCCAAATCTCGAACAGTATCTGCATATTTCTGTTCTAACTCCAGTTTGGACGCCTCAGATTCTAACAAGATGGGGTTAGCATCAGGATTATATTTGGCGGATGTGGCCCGGCTTCTCAGATTTGTAATTCGTGCCTGATTGAGTGCATTTTGTCCTTCTATTTGTCGCCTTGCCTCTTCTAGTTGTAATTCAGTTTGCTTGAGAGTTATTGTCTCTTTCAACTTCTCATTTTGCTGGGTGGCGATCGCAATCCGTCGTTGTGCCTCCTCTGGAGTGATGGTGTGAGAATATTGCTCCTGTTCGATACGTTGTAGTTCTTCTTGAAGATTTAAATCAGCCTGATTCAATTCCAAAAGTTTTTGCAATTCAGGCAATTGGCGCACTCTAGGATCGGAAAAGTTGATTTTCCCCAATTGATTGAGCAGGTTGATTTGCTCCTGTAAATTGGCGATTTCGGCTTTGCGTTGCGCCATTGAAGCGTTTTGGCGTCGCAATCCCTCTTCTCTGTTGAAAAGTTTTTCAGCTTCTTCCTTGGCTGCTTTTCTTAACTGAGTCAATTTCTCCAATTCAGTTTGCGCCTCGACCAAGGCTGTTTTGTCGCTGGTCAACTGTTTATTTAGGGCGTCCGCATTTTCACCCGTAATTTGTCCGGTAGCTAAAGATTGTTCTGCACTGGTAATGCGTTGCTTAATCTCTGCTAATCGCCTTTCTCTATCTCGAATTGCATCGTCATATTCTCTGTCAATGTCACGTACTTTCACGGCAAATTGCTGCTGAGGACTAGGGTTAGCGATCGCCTTTGTAGCTAAATCTTCGGTTTGGCGTCTTTCGCCCCGCCGCTGATCCTCCAAATCTCTACCAGCACGCTGAAACTGCCGCAAATTTCGCTGTTGATTTCTCAAAAATTCCTGCTTTTGTCTCTCGCTGTCAGCTGCTGCTTGCTCTTGAATCAGTCCCTGTTGCTGTTCGTAGCCAGATTGCGCCAACGCCAAGCCTTGGTTGACAGTTGCATTCATTTGAGCAGGGGAAATACTTCGCCCATTCAAAGCTGCTTGCATAGCGGGATTTTGGCGAACTTGTAGCCTTTGTCCGACGAATTTATTTAAACTGCTGTGCTGCCCTTCTGGCGTTCCTTGTCCGCCATAAGCACTTCTTCTGCTTCCAGACTGAATAGAGGCGTAGTGCGGGGCAAGTTTATTCCACACACTAGCATCAATCTTGCCACTGAGAATTTGATCCAAAACTCCTCTAGATTTTAGAGATTGGATGAAATATAGATCCTGCAATCCGGGGCTAAAAGTTCCAGGATTGTCTGCCCCATTGTAATTGATAATAGCTTCTAAATCTGTTCTGGCGCCTTTGCCAAATTGACGTTGAACCGCAGATTTGGAATAATTAAAGTTCATCATCTGATAGCGGCCAGATGCTGTGGAATTGTGCCGAGGACGCCTTCCGCCTTCAACAAATGGGTGTCCGCGAAAATCAGCGGTATTTTCTCCACCGATCATCATTCCATAGCCAAAGTTTTTGGAATTCGCTCTAAAGTCCGATCCTTCGGCCCTAGCCACCGCGTCCGAAACTGCTAATATGTATGGATTATTGCGTAGCTCATAAAGTTCTCTACCAAGAGGTGTTAATTTTGCGTATTCTGCTGGGGAAAGCTGATTTGCGCCTCTGCTTATAGTCTTGTTATTAATTACCCCTCGCTCTCCGCCTCTAGTTTGATTTCTTAATGCGGGTAACTCAGATGTGGACAGGCTACTGACAACATCATTTGTAGCGTTTTTGATAATTGAACGATTGTTTTCATTGTTGCCGTTGATGTTAGCATAAGCTGTGACTAAATATTCTTTCCCTTGAATGTCAACAACGCCTACATTGCCCAGCACTTGAGAATTGTTACCAATTTTCCCCCCTGCTTCACCTTGATATTTGAAATTGCGAGTGCTTCTTAAAGCACTTGCTGCTACTTTACCCGCTTCACTATTTGACAGCAAAATATTTCTAGCTGCCATAGTGGTATCCTGTGCAGTAGAAACATTGCTGACGCCTGTTCCACCTCCAGGAATACTTAACAAGTTATTAATTCTGGTATTTTTATAGCCTTTGTTAATTGCTAATTGTGTAGTTTTTCTTAAGCCTCCTAAACTGTTTATCAAGGCATTTGTAGCAGTGTTATCTGATTCTGCAAGCATCAGATTAACTAACTCAGCAACAGTTAGTTTTTGTCCAGACTTGAGATTGGAATATTCAGCAATTTCTCCAGGCTTTAGAGTTAGCTGACTTTGCAATTCAAGCTTACCTTGTTCAACAGCATCAGCAACCAAATCACCAACAATTAATTTAATTGTTGAAGCTGGGGATTTCGGAGATTTGCTGCTGTTTGATTCAGACAAGATTTGCCCTGATTGCAAATCTTGAATCAGCAAAGATTGTAATCCCCTATTTTCAGCAATTGATTTGGCATTCAATTTGTTGTTAGGGGCGATGGCCCCTGCGCTTTGTCTCATCCCTGCGCTTTGTCTCATCACTGAACCGTACTTGCCAGCAATGAAATCTTGCATAAATTTCTGAGGCTCAACATATTTCCCATTAATCCGCACCCCAAAATCTAGGTGTGCTCCACTGGACAAGCTATCATGAATAACGTTCCCCAGTTTTTGCCCTGCTTGTACTTGAATTACCTTCCCTGGACTGTTTCTAGTTCCTATATTTTGCTGTCCGCCAAAGGTTTGGGCAATACTTTTTAGTGATAAATGTCCATACTCTAAAGTGATTTTTTGTCCACTAGGTAACACAGTGTCAACGAAAATTCCACCGCTGTTGCTAGTCCAGGCTTTAGCTGTTGCCGTCCCCGACAGACTAGCTAATATTTCTGCATTTTGACCCGCTTTAGCCCTGCCATCAAAGTCAATCTTGCTGTGCTGCCTTTTGCCGCCATCCCTCACACCGTAGAACCCTTGTCCTTGACTGGGTTTGTACCTCAATAAATCTTCTACCGTTGTTCCAGCAATGGGTGAAAGGAACTTGAATTTGTCCACGCCTAAAAAATTTTGAGCCGCTTGGATGGGGTTGTTTAATACTTGATTTGTCGCATCTTGCACTTGCTGGGGGCTTTGTCCAAATAATCCGCCGATGCCATTAGCAATTTGCTGCATCAATGCTGGGGCATTACCAAGATTAGATAGCCATTCAGCAGTAGTGCTGGCTACACCTTGGATTTTTCCCAAAATACCATCAACCGATGAGCTGACATCATCAAATCCCTGGGATAATTTTTGGGTAGATTCTGCACCTGTTTCGATATTAGGTGCAAGCTGATTTATGTTGTTGTTTAAATAAGTTACTGCATCAATATTTTGATTAAAACAACGTTCTAAGTATGCGATCGCATCTTCTAATTCTTTGGTGCTAGAAGTAGCATCACTTATCTCATCATTTAATTCCTGAATGTTTGTATTATCGTTAACACTTGAAAAATCCAACTCTACAGGAATTGTGGGTAAATTTGGCAGTTGGCGACGCAATTCAATAGCCTGTCGAGATGCATCTTGTATCTGGTTTCTGTTTTGCAGTAGTTGTGATTGTGCGTCTAGGGCGCGATCACTTATTTGATTGAATTGCCCAATGCTATCAATAATGCCGTCTACAAATTGCGTCACAATGTTGTCGTAGCCGTTAGTCAGAGCTGCTCTCAATTTGTTTTGAGCATTTGTAGTATTAATTTGGTTTTTGAGTTTTTGAAATTCAATAGATTGCTGTTCTGCTTGTCTTTGGATGTTCTGGTAGTAATCGGCAACCTGTTTTGTTAAATCCACTATTTGGCGTTGCAGGTTGGCTCTTTCCTCTGCTAATTGCCGCTCCAAACCAGACAATTCTTGTTCTAGTCCTTTAATTTCTGCAAATTTGTCAAGTACAGATTTTTCTCTAGGACTGTTTATTGCTTTTTCTGAGAGGGATTTAATCTGATTTACGCCAGTCTCTTTATTGATACCTAAATTAGCAAAAATCTCTGCCGAACCTTGAGCTTCCAGTTCACCATACATCTGCTTAATTGTAGAATCGGTGATTTTAATCTGTTGCCCCAATAATTTCTGCTGACTTGTGGAGTTAATATAACCGGCTTGGGCCGAAGACAAATCCCCTGATGCTTCTTGATTTGCCACACCTGTTTTTAGTGAATTAGACACCTGCTCAATGGATAGCTTGCTATCTAATAAATTGTTGGCAATTTTGTTCCATACCTTATCAAAGGCCTGTAACGGAGTGAGTGAATATTCCATTGTTTTATTAAACTGCTTTTGAGCATCTTCTGCTTTTTCTAAAGCATCAGTAAGCTGTTGATTTCGCTTTGCATACTCATCTTGAGTGATCAAGCCGTTAGCAGCCATCTCGTCGTAAGCTATCAAGGCTTCTTTAAAGCCTTTTATGTCCGTCGCCAATCCAGATCCGATTAATTCTACTGGCTTGACAAGCCGCTCTCTTTCTTGCAGCAATTTCAACTCCTCACGCTGCAGACTTTCTATCTGTTTGGAGTTACTAGGATCGGTAATAGAGATCGCTCGCCTTTTGCCTTGGATCGCATCAATTTGTTTGTTGAGGTCTTTGACCCTAGATAATTCAGATCCTGGTTGCAACTGCTGTCCAACAAGGGTAATTCGTTCTGAGGAGGTTTTGACAAGTTCCTCAGTTGCCTTGCCCCTATCCTCCATTTCTTTTTCTGATCTAGATTTTATTCTAAATAAATCTTGATCTTGACGATTCTTGCCATACTTTTCTTGGGCATAATCATCAACAACATTTCTTCTATTTCTGTCAAAATCTTCTATATTTCTTGCCCATTCTTTGGGAATTATTCCCCCAAAAAATGTATCCTCCAAATAAGACTTGCCTTTAATTTCGGAAGATTTTTTTGGGAGAGAATCACCTATGGCTTGAGTCGAATTGCTAACATCATCAAGAGACTTTTTTAGTTCTCGTAAATTTTTAATAGATAAATCAGCAAATTCTCTAATACTGCCCCCAGCATCAGAAAATCGAGCCTTGAGAATAGTTAATCCGTCAACTATTAATTGGAAAATTAAAAGCTCTTTAGTAACCTTTAAAATAATAGGGATTGTTTGAAAAAGTACTTGTTGGGCAATTCTTCCCGCCGCAAGAAGCGCCATGCTTAATCCTGGAATAGCTTTAGCGACCGTTAGAATATGCCCAACAAGCATAACCAAAGCCCGTGCAAACTTATAAATGCCCCATGCCGCCAAGCCTTGCAATGCGGCGCTAAAAGTTGAAGTAACTCCAACAGCATTTTCTACAGCTGCCGCATAAGTATTGGTGGCAAACTTATTAATTGGAATCAGGAACCCAGAGAACGATAGCTGCAATTCCTCAAAAGCATTTGTCAATCGCTGATTAGCTGCAACCATTGTGTCAGATGCCGAACTTAATTTACCAGCAGTTTCGACTTCGACATTTAATTGCTTGGTAAACAGTGGGATAAACTCATTGGTTATGACACTGCCCGTATCCAGCATCTTTCTGAATTCTGCTTCCGTCGTGTTTGCCGCTCTAGCAGCAATAGAAAGAGCATCTGGCACAGAATTTTGTAGTTGAGAAAAACTTTGTTGATTTAGGGTAGTGTCTTGGGTTATCTGCCCAAAACCAGACATGATCTGCTGCGTACTTTGGGGGGTACTACCATAAACTCTAGCTGTGCGAGTAGCAGCTTGTAGAAACTTAGTGATTTCTATTTGATCAATGATTTGTGGTCTAAGACCAGCTTGGATACCCGCTCCTCCAGTGACAAGTTCTTGTCTACTCAATCTCAGTTCTTTAGCTAGCGACATAGCCTGCTCTAAAGCCGCCATGCCCTGTGTTTGCGTTCTTGCCGATAATATGAATTGTTTATTTAATCCTTCAAATGTAGTAGCAACCATGACAGCTACAGCATTTAATTGCTGTAAATATCCGATGTATTTCATCATGCTGAAAAATCGGAAAAATACAGCAGTGCCAGCAACAAGCGTTAAAGATAAATTTTTGACTCCGCCCGTTGCCTGTTTCAAAAAATCTCCTAAATATGGAGAATTACCAGCCTTTTTCTCCACAAACGCGAAAAATTTATTTAAATCTCGATAAAATTCATCAACAACATCCGACCAACCCTTAATGTTAAATTTCAAGGTGTAGGTCAGAATTTTATCTATCACAGGGTTTTTAAAAAAGCCTGGTATATTTTCGCTTAAATAGTTAAAGCCTTGTTCTGCTTTTTCGCTGCCTGCGGCTAATTTCCTTCTGATTTTTCTGGGTACTATCCGATTAATTAATCTTGTGCTTGACGCTTCTGTAGCTTCATCTGCTTGCGTTTCGGCATTATATGCCAACACTTGAGCATATCTAGCCACGTCTCCGGCGAATTGTTGAGCACGGCGCATATTTGGCATACGTCGTGTTTTGCCTGATGACCTGGCCAATCCTTGAGAAGGATCTGCAACAGTTTCAGGAAGCGGATTAATTATTAAATTGAGCTTTTCTTTGATAGATACAAACCATCCTTGCAAGCCATTATTCATAGCCTTAGTAATGGCTATAAAGTTGGTTCTAATCTGCGGTGCGAGAGAATCTATTTTTTGTATAAACTCTTGAATTATTTTAGAAATATTATCTAAAGTTGAAGCAATCGCATCTGAGGTTTCCTGCCTTGATGGCGCCGCTCCCTGCAATTTAACTGCAACCTGAGAAGCTTTCTTTTCAGCTTCATAAGCATCGATTTCTAAGCGTTCAATAGCTTTGGCACGGGTAAATGATATTCCTGTATCACGCCTTACTTGCTTGACATTCTGCCTTGCCTCCTGTCGTGATTTTTGCGACGCTGCAGACGGATCTACTAATGGAACCGCAGAGTTACCAGCAACTAAATCATCAAGCGACAATTGTCCGTAATTCGATTGAAATACGTGCTGTGCTTCATGGGCTAATATCTCAAGTATATTTTCAGCTTTGGCTAATTCTTGAGGAGTTTTCTGCAACGCCTTATAAATTTCTTTGTTAATTAATATTTGGTTTTTTTCGATGTCGTAGAAAGCATCAGCACCTATATTGCGTAGCGATGTTTCATCAACTACCAACTTAGGCAGTTTGTTGGCGTCAAATTGAAAATTGGTCAAGCTGGCTAATTCACTAAATACCTGCTTATAGTTCTGACGCATTTGCTTCAATGCATCTTGCCGCAGTTTCAATAATGGGTTTAGTGGGTTGCTTGTTCTAGCCAAGCCTTGAGATTGGTTTGACTGGCTTGCTTGACGTTGCTGATATTGTTCACTAACTTCTGCAACTGCATTTTGAATAGCTAGCTTCCTAGCTTTCCCCAAAGTTAATTTTGCACCTTGCAAGATTCTCTTGGAATCTTCAGATAAATTTTTGCCTAGCAAACCAATAACTATTTGATATTCACGCTCAATATCACTGGACAAAGTGATTAATTCTGAGCCTCTAGTAGCTTGTCTAGATCGTTTCAATAAATTTATAGAACTTGCTTGTGTAACCGTCTTTAATGCATCTGGATCTAATGCTGCACGTTTACTGATGGAGTCCAGCACCTGCTGACTAGGCTCTACCATAAAAGGCAATCGCTGCTTGAGTATCTCTAATGGTGCTTTATCTAGCAGCGATTGTGTTAAGTCTTGCTTTGATATTTTGCCTGCATTTTTGATGCCAAATGCAGGTGCTATTAGCTCTAAATCCCTTTTTTGAGCGCCCATCATTAATTGCTCAACATCATTCCTAGAAGGCGCATTAGTGCCTTGAGGTTTACTTACCTGCTTAGGTTGAGATTGACCAATCAAATCTTGCAAAACTGCTTCAGCTTCCAGCAGTGCATCATAGTATTCTTGAAAGTCGGCAATTACTTCTTTATCTAATTTTTGTAAAACTTCATCAATATCAGATTTAGTTTGCTTAATGCCTTCCAAATTCGCACTCAGTATTTGCTGCTGCAAACCTTGATCTGCTACTGGATTGACTAAAATCTCCTCAATTCCAGCAAGTGCTTTTTCAATATTTTTTTTATAATCTAAAATCCGAAAAGTATCAGGATTATTGAAAGCGTCTGAACGCTTTTCATAATTCGCTCCCTCTAATCCTTGCAGAAAGTAATGTTGAGATTGAGGATCGGCAAGGTAACTCGATAATTCATGCCCACTGACACTGGTTGTTTGCATGTTGGGTGCAAAGCCACCTGTGAAAACTGCTCCTATTTTACCAAGCCTCATAACCCCATCATCTTGCCCCAGTATTGGGGTGTATTGATTGGGTTTGTTATTGGACAAGACGCCGTAGTGAGGCGTACCCATTGAAACTGCACTTACATCTTTCACCCCTAGTTCTTTCATGATCTCCACAAAATCATTAACTACAAAGCCGCCAGCTGAATAGCCAGCGGCTCTAATCGGCTTTGTGGGATCTTGCAAGTGTGCCTGGTAAGCCTGCGTTGCCATAGTCACAGCATCTGGATTGATGCCATGCTTCAAAGGCGTTTTTAATGTTTTCATTAATGCTTCGGCTGACCAGCGCAAAGCGCCCTGTTCACCAATTGGACTGCTAACGTCTGTGTAAACATCTTCTACCGGAATTACTTGGTGTTTGTCTCCAAGCAACATCCCCATTTTTTTAGCTGCGTCGTGGGAGCCTTTGCCTTGCTTCCCTGCATAGCCACCACTGACAAAGGTTAGGTATTCAGCATCCTTGTCAACTTCTATAGAGGAATGGGATGTCCTCGCCTCTTTTCTAATATTTTGTGCAATTTCTGACAACGCCGATTTACGCCGATTACGCATCGATTCAATCGGTATTTTAGGGATTGAACTAATTTCTTGAGCTAATCCCAATAGATTATTCAGGTTTACATCTGCAGATTTGAGCTTAGTCAAATCGTCAAAAAACTTACCAAATCTTTTCTCTACACGGGTCAATTTGGCGTTAATTACGTCTTCGGGAACTAGTTGCCTGAATTGATTATTGATTGCTTGAACGCCCGATTTTACATCATCAGCGCCATTCTTCATCCCAAGCTTATTTAATACTGAATTAGTGGTATTACCTCCGGCATCTATTACGCTATCAGCATTTTTCTTGCCTAAATCACGCAGGGAAACTTTAAACTTACTCTCAACCGATCGCACATAGCCAGAGGCAACCTTATCAGCAAAAACCTTCCCTATACCTTCTTGGAATCCCACTCCTATATTTTTAGGAATGGCAAATACAGCATCAAAAATACCACCCTTGCCAGATTTCTTGATAGCTTTGACTAAGCGATCGCCTACTTTCTCGAATTCATCACCAATATCATCAGTTATTTGATTAAAATCTTGTTTAAGGTCACTTGATTTATGATTAGTCTTAATGGATATCTGCACATTAGAACTAGACTCGATTTTACCTAAAGCTTTGTTGAGTTTAGTCAGATTGGATTCATCAGTTTTAATTGTTAGGGGGTTGCTGTTAAAGTTTTGCTGAACTTGCTGCAGGTGACGAACTTTTAAATCAAGGTGTTTGTTCAGCCTAGTTAATGGGGAGTCGTCAACATTAATTCTCAATCTCTTGTTGAAAATTTGCTCAATATCACGCGCAGAAGCAGAGGCCTTGCGCTTGGCTTCTGCTATGTCCTTATCAAGCTGCGAGAAGTCGCCGCCAAATTCGATCAGCAATTCCCCTAATTTCATAAAACTTTTCCCTTAAATAGATTTACTTTCCTCATGATGAATTCATCATGAGGAGAGTGGTTGTGACTGAAGCACTTCCTTAGCACTTCCTTGGGTTACCCAAATTGGTGGTTTGGCAATTTAGCAAAAATGAGTATCACGTTGCTCAATCTCTTGCTGCGAAAAGGTTTTACGGGTTAGCAAAATCCAGCATTGGCTGTGTTTTTCCTGCTAGCTCATGAGTGCAATCACCCAAAAATATTAAATTGCCATCAGTAACAAACAAATGACAGACCTCCTTTTCCCCGCTTTCAAAAGTCACTGTTGACAAAACACTAGGTTGAAAGGTGGGTCTTTCAAAGTCACCATTAAATACCCATCCAGCACCATTAGGTAAAGTGTTTGGACGCACGGACAAACAATGCCAATCCTTGCATCCTGGACATTTAAAGCAATATCCACATCCACCAATGCCAGTATCATTCGTAAATGGTTTCAGCAACATAATTACCCTCTTAACACTAATGATCAATGACTAATCAAGTAACATCACCAGAGATGAGGTAAGAAACGGAGAAAGCCTACCTTGATTGAACGCTTCAAGAATGATTTTCTTGGTGCGATCACTTACCCGTTTTGGCTTGTCTGCTTCCATCTTGAATGGCAGTAGGTCGGATGGGCTGCACTTGTCGTCGTTCTTGCCAGCAAAGCCGTTAAATAATCCAGCCCATCCGACTGCATCAGTGTAGGCTGCTATATTTGCCTGTTCTCGCCTAAAGTTTTCCTGATGCTCAATAACCTCAAATATCAGCCAATCTGGCTGCTCTAAGAAGCTGCACCAATCTGCAAATCTGCTATCCGCAAGACGGTAGGATTGGATTCGCCAATAGAGTTGACTCCAGTCGATTGCGGTTCCGGTTCCAATTGCGGATGATTCGTCCGCTCCCCCTTATTGTCTCCCCTTGCTTCTGCTGCTTCTGCGGTGTTGGGCCATCCTGAACGCTCATTTTGATAGAAATCAAATATTTCATCGACTAGCCTCTCGTCTAAATTTTTAGTATCCTCATTCGTCCAGTCACCCATGCCTCTGAGGTAGGCTTTCATCTCTGGGAACCAGAGGAATCCGACTGCGCCAGCAGGCAATCGTTCTGATGTTGGCGCAACTGCTATAAGCTCGGCATCTAGATCGTGGTTTCCTTGAACGGTGGCGATACAGTTCCCGAATTTGACTTGATATCCATCTTTTAAGTAAGCGGTGGCAGGCTGAATATTCAGATGGGTGGAGTTGATTGGCGCTTCTTGAGTCAACTCAATAGGGAATAAGACCCTTTCCTGAATAAACAACGTAGTAACAAAATTCTTGAGTTTCGCTGTTGCTAATCCCAATTTATTAAGCTGTTCTGCCTCATCTGGGTATTCTAGGAGGATGTCGTCTGAAGTTTCAGCATCAGGATTAATACCTGAGAAACTCAACTTAAACAAGCCTGACTCAGTAGCGTGCTGACTAATAGCAATTTGGTTGCCATCTTTGCCATCAACGACAGTTCCCTTGGGAATGCCGCGCCCAGAAACATAATCGCCAATATTCACACTGTCTAAGTTTTCAACAGACTCAAGAGAGAATCTGCTGGCGATCGCAGTACAAACAACAAATACAGGCAGTGCAGATTGATTTTCTCTATTCGGAAACAACAACTCACGAGCCTGTTGGCGAGTAATTCCTCTATCTGCAGCTATTTTTTTAAGCAGCCTACTGATTGCTTGCAATCCTTGCTGCCGGTCAATCTCGAATTCGCCGATGACATCCCGTTCACCGACAGTGACAAAACCTTTCTTCAGTAAATGCAAATATCCGACTTCTTCATTTCCTACACAGTAAGGCTCTGCCTTGGTGGGTTTTCTTCTGAGCGGTAATTTGGGTGACATAATTCAATCTCTAATCTGTCATTTGAACTAGAAAAAACTTGATAAGTAGCATTTTTTTTAACCTCTTGCGGGACTTTGATTAGAAATTCTTGCTTGCCATCAGTAACAGCAATTTCTCCTGATAGTCCACCGCGAAAAGCAGCAGCGCCACAGCAAAGATGATTGCCTTGAATTCGGCAATTAACCAAACAAACAAAAACTTTTGATTTGTCCCACAAAAGGTCATACAACATAACTAAGCAGGGTAGTAAGAGCGAGTCCAAATCGGATCACCCTGGAACTGTAGCTGGAAACTGTATTTTTTTACCTCGTTTTGGTTCCCTGGCTGAGAGAAGTTCATAATCATTGACGCTCCCTCGTACTTCTCACCATCTGGATAGGTAATGACAGTCCAAGCCTCCCGTCTGTAGAAGGCAGGATTGAGGTTAATGTCTTTGACAAGTTCCAGTCCCACATCTCCTGGTACTTGCACCCCAGAGATTTGATACTGACGACCTGACCGGACTTTAACGTTTTCCGTTCCAAAGCCTGATCGCGTGTTAGTCACGTCTACGGTTTGGTCGTTGGAACTCAGCTCGAAGGACTGAATACCGTACAGAGGTAGTAAGCCAACAACAAAATTTGCCGTGGAGTTGGCTGCGACTGTTTTTTCTAATCCAATTATGGATACAGGTGCAGGAGTGGTTCCAATCGTTGCGTCTTCTGCTAGCACCACTAACTGGCGTTCTGTGGGGCTAGCTGTTGCAAAACTCAAACAGGTTCCTGCCTTCACTACTGTGTTAGCAGCTGAACTTTGTAGAGTGATAGAGGTAGCACCAACATTAGCCTGCGCTGTAGCTGTGATGGTGCGGCGGGTAGGATTTCGGCTCCCCAAAGGGAGCATGAGAATATCAAGCCCAGTATTGGCAAGAATAACTGAGCCTACTGCTTCTGGCATATTACACCTGATTAAATTTCAAAAGACCTAAGATTTTCTCCATATCAACAGGGGCCCAATCAGATTGTTGTTCAGTGACAAGGTTGATTATTTTATCGGCGTTGTCAGGAGTCGCAGTCTCTGGGTAGTTATCGAGGTCGTAAAACAACAGCAAGGTATTCACCAGCATCTGCCCATTTTTTTCAGGATTCTCCTTGTAGGTGTGCAAATACGCTAGCACCGTAGGTGAAACTTCAGGAGGCTGAAATTTCAACACAAAAACACCAGATTCAATCGCATTGTTGCTTAGAATAAATTGTGCAACATCATCATTAATATTCTTTACCAACACAGTTGTCCCTGCTGGAAAAACTGCACTTGCGACCACACATCCAAAAACGATTGGGGATACGTTCTCACCCGCTACAGCCACAATCGTGGGACTATCTACAACAGTTGAAAAACTAACTTCAATGGGCGCAGGACTGACTGGCGCTAGATTAAAGGGAATAAAAACTCTAGTTTCATTACCTACAACAGAAACATCTACCCTTCCTGGCACTAAATCGACAGAAACTGGTTTAGTGATGATTTCTTGCTCACTTAACTGAACTTTTATTGACATACTTACCTTGAAATAACAATTGGATCGAAAATTAAAATCCGTGCTTGCTCGAAAATTTCATTAGTAGCAGGAATATGATTGCAGCTATTAACGATGAATTCGAGTTCAATTTTTGCAATCGCCTCCACCAATTTTGATGACGGCTTGTAGTTTTTGAGTGTGATTTCCCACATCTGAGGCTTATATTTTTTAGCCCCGCTTACCGCTTGAGCAACGCCATTTGGCTGCTGCTTTATCAAACACTCTAGTCCATCACTTGAGGATGGAGGTTGGCTAACTGAGCCATATACCCAAATAGACTTTTGATTATTTCTGTAATAACCTAATTCATTATTAATCACCTCCAATAGTTTATTTTTCAACTCGATGTCATTCATAAATTAAAAGTTAAACTCTAGCCTGTAGGAATCACGCAAATTGCCCAAGTCCACAATGTTTCTAGGGCTAGTTGCCACTTCGCCACTGCGGCGAAAAGTAGTTCTATCCCACTCCCAGATTGGGGAGGCGATCGCATCCTGGCAAACACCGCCAAATTCTTCGGAAACATTGATAAATGCTTGTCTAAAATCATAATTTTTGCCAAAGTTAAAAGCATATTGCTTCAAAAAATCGTATTCAGAAATAGCTACTTGTGTCCAAGGACGGGGATGTATTACGGTTCCGGTTTTTAGCGTTGCTCCTTCGTGAACGATAACTACATAAGGAACACGCCAAGAAAATGTCGCTTTCATGTGTTTGTATTTAGGAGCAGGAATCGAATGAAGATTCCACTTTTCTTTAACCATGAATATTTAATATTCGCAAACCTCGGTGTAACAACTTACTGGTTCGATAAATTGTCCATTGCCGTCTTTTTGGAAGTAAAAGGCATTTGGGTCATTAATAAAAGGATTTTCTGCAGTGCAAATCTGTTGATGAGCAACAAGTTCCCCTTGTTCTGCTTGCTGATCCCTTTCCCTCACCGAAAAACTTGGGATGCTGTATAAATATACATACCCATCCTCATTCACTAAAGGAACCTGAAATACAGCACCGCAATGCGGACAAGGTTGAGTGTAACCGTCTTGTGGTTTAAAATCTTTCTTTAGCATGCACAAATCCTAATTGCTAAGTTGGGTGAAGCGCCACTCATTGATACCGCCACCCTAAAATAAAGAACAGGTTTATCTGTAGCGAAGACAATATTCCCGTCAGCAGTTGCAGACGAGTTTACAAGAGAAGACCACTTTGTTCCGTCCATTGATCCTTGTAATTCATAACTGACAGTACTTAAAGACCCTGATGTAATACTCAACTGCATTCCGAATTTGGAATAGCAGCTATCTAGGCTTATAAGACTAGAAGTTCCGCTACTGAAAAATAAACAATTGTAAGCAAAAGTACCAATAGCCACTTTTTGGCGGCCCAACCCTTCGCTAGATCCGACAGCGGATCTAGCGCGAACAAGATTAGTGCCATTATCTAAAAGAGCTACTGATGCGGTATGCAAAACAGTACTGGTGCGCGAGATTGTATCACTTAAAACTATTTGCGCTAGCAGAAACGTTAGTCTTTCTAGTAGTCTTTTAAAAAGGCTGATGAATCCAAAATTTCCGCTATCGGAAGTTGCTGATGGATCAGTAGTAAGACCAAAATTTTGAGTAAATGTGCCGTCGCTAGATAAAGTTACTGGCGTTGAGTTACTAGCAGTATTTGCTCCTGTGGGCAAATTAACAGGCAATCTGTTATTGATTAATGCCGGAATTTTTGTTAGCAATCGCTTAATCAGACTGATTAAGCCCGTATCGGCAGTGTCAGAGTTCGCTGCTGGGTCAGTTTTCGCACCAATTGCATCATTGCCACTACTATCACCGCCTGAGCCAGAACGATTAGATCCGGAAAAACTCATTCAAATACCTCTGCGTATATTGTTACTGAATTCCCTTGATCAATTCTGCGAATGCTAATTTCATTTGCATTTTTAATACCTGTAATCATGCGATTGCCACCTGCTGGAATTGGGATATAAATATCAAACTCAACGCGAGAATATTCAATATCAGAAGAAGAAGTATTGATCAGGTCAATAGCGATCGCCTTTAGGTCAGGAAACTGGCTAAAATTTCCTCCAGCTTGAATTGTGACCGGAGTAACAGAAATAGGTAGCGGAGCCGAAAAAATAACTCTTTGGGTCATGTCCGTGCCGTAGTGTTAAATTTGCCTTCAATTTTCATTCCCAAAGCTTTGACCAATAGGGGTGATCGGTGCTGGATAGTCGGAGTAAAGCGAAATACTCCCGTTATTTCTTGTCCACTTACTGCATGGTCAATCAAGATAGCGTCGGCAGGCTTTTCAAAGTCAATAGAATTTGGTAAAAGCTTAGGCTCTACGCATCGACCAATTAATAAAATATCAACAGATCCTATTTGACCATCGATTTTAAAATCTTTAAGCTCTTTATCGACTCGAACACTGGCTTTAACTATTAAATCTTGAGTGATTTCAACTGGATTTCCTGCTTCATCTTCTACAAATTCTCCATTACCTATTTTGAAAGTCAAAATCAAATTCGGCTTTCCAAAATAAGGTTGGGGAATACAATTGATAGTAGAAGCGATGTAGGAATCAATCATGAATTTTCAAGAATTTACAGCTAAATATCCAGAATTTGAGAACCAAGAAGATAGATTCAATGCTTTCAAGTCAGATGTTGATGGAGAAATTAGCCTGTATAAATGGGGTGTCTTAGAGAGTGCTGCATGGGCGGCTTTGATGGCTCATAAAATTGCTTTGTCTCCTCCTACAAACATCACTCAAGAAAGTCAAAGCGTAAGCTATCCAACGGGAACATTGCAGGAATTTGAAACCAAGGATGATGGGTACAGGGTTAAATTTCAGTCAGTTTCTTCCGAGAGTTCTTCGTATTCCTTAACCAGCTATGGTAAGGAATATCAAAGACTTTTGAAAATTGCTACTAACGTAGCACCCGAACCACCATCAACTGCTAAAGGGACATCGTTTATTGGTCAACGAGGCAAAAATATCATTAAGTGGTAACTACACTGGTAGAATAATCGCTGAATCCTCTACGTTTCTGGCGGCGATTAGCCGGGCGTCAGGAGCGAGAGGAAAACCACGACCAGCGACAGTAATACGCTCTTGTGGTGGCTCATCATCAGTTACCCTAGCCTTCACACTTAGCCCACCGGCAAAGTTATTTGATGCGGTGGGAACGATCGCCCGTTCAATATAGTTATCCCACGCAAAGATATAGTAGCCTGCGGGTAGGTAAGGATAGGCTTGCGTGATACCACCTGCACTACGCACATAGTAAACCGCATCGGTGACAATAATTTGTACTGAGCCGTTTTGTCCTCCACCGGCTAAGAGCCTTTGACCAATTACATCCGCAATATCTGTTAAAGATGGGGGAGTCAAAGCGGCGATTGCCGCAGCATTCGGTGTACCAACTTCAGTAATAATACCTTTGGCGCGATAAACAACTTCTTTAGTGCTAGCCTGATTTCTGAGGTTGTTAGCCTCAGTCCGAGACATAACAATAAATGGCGGAAAACGCTTGATATTGTCGTACACGACTTGCATATGAGCCACAATATCATTGATACCATTGGCAGTTGCCCACTGCGACCATCTACTGTTCCCCGTCAATGCAGCAGCTAAATTGCCATTTGGAATTTGTGCTACATAGCTAAGATCAGCAGGAATCTTGGTGGTTTCGTCGTAATAGTAACATCGCCCCGCACAAGCAGTCCGCAGGGTTAACATAGTATGCAAATTGATGCACCCTTGAGACAGACTTGCAGGCATTGCTAAGTAGTGCATTCTTATCTGCTCGGCTGCTAATTCCTGCCCAGTAGCAGCCATCATGTCAACTTCCCGCATCACTTCCATATCAGCTTCGGTAACTAAATAGCCCTTGGCAAGCTTGAAGTTACCAAACAACTCTTGAGTTAATTGCAGTCGTTCTGTGTCGGCAGGTACTGTCCCATCCGTAGCCACAATGTAAGCTAATGTCGGCTTTGAACTCTTGAACTTGAGCATCGCCAACTTTGGATCTGGGTAGTTGACGATTGGGAAAAAGCGATTCAGTGCCGGATCTGGTAAACCATCGACATAGATTTCTCCAGTAGAAGAAACTGTACTTAATGTGAGGTCTACGGATTTGTTAATCCGTGGCAAATTCGCATTAATCAATTCAATAACGCTTGGCATTTATTTAACCTCACACTAAAACAATTTCGGGGAAAAGTCCTTGCAATTCCGCATCCCAGTACGGCAGCCTTTCACGATACACATAAGCTTCTGTGTACAGTGCATAGTTCTGAGATTCGCGGTATAGCAAATCAATTGGCTGCGTAGGCGAAAGCATTCCCAAGTTAGCAGGGGAACTTGTAGCTACCCCGATAGGCATCCCTGCGGGTACAGAGATGGCGGCGGCACTTATAGTCAGAGTGTCGTTGGCAGTATTGACTACTGAGATAGTCCCAATCGTTGTATTTGGCACAAAAGCAGATCCAGAAGCTGTTACCGTACCGTTAGCAGCGGTATCGGAGGCGCTGAGAGAGTGCAAGGATAGTGCAGGGTCGATACTCCAGAACACAATATCTACAGAATTGGTCGCACCTAGAACGGTTAAACCGTCTACCTTGCTTCTTAGGTAAGGGTTGGCTTTGATAGCTGCTAATACTTTGTTAGCCACGTTTTGGTTGGTGGCCGCTAAAGTTCCACCAACGTCGGCGCTAATTACGGCATAAGAAACGGAAACACCAGCGATCGCTATCGTAACAGTATCAGCAGCAGCCCATCCGGCACTACTAGAAGCAATATTAACGCGCCCCGAAGGAAGGATGATTGAAAGCGTTCCACCAGCGACAAAGATTCCTGAGTGGTTTTTCTTAACCAAAACGCTTGTAGCATTAGCGGCTACCGCAGCAGTGGTGTAGGTGCGAGGTAGAATTCTTTCTTTGTTACTACCTGGGATTGCGCCAGCAAAGAACCCAGGCGCAAATATTTTTACGCTTTTTCTAATCGCGCCTTCCTTGCCTGTGGCGTAAGCAGGGTCTAGTTGAGCATATATCGCACCACCTTCACTGCAAGCTCTAGCCAGTACAGGGACAAACCCCTCTAATTCGTCGTCGTAACTATAAACTTCGTGAAGCATAATTACATATAGATAGTTTGATTACGGGCATATCCAACCAGATTTTCAGCATCTTCCTGGACTTGCTGAGGGTTCTGGGGCAAACCCGGAGGTTCAGGCAATGGCTCATTTTTCAATACTTGTTTCAGATTGAGTTGGGGCGATCGCTTCCCTGCTCTTTCCAAATAGAAACTGATATTGCCTAATCTTCCAGGTTCATTGAGTGATCGCTTAATGTCTGCATTGGCGTCATCGCTAAACAGATCATCATATTCAGCGCCAGATAATTTAGCTTCAGACACTAAATCACCAGCTGCCTGCCTAAGCCTAAAATATTCGCTAGTAACTTTACTCTGTGCTTCTAGGAATTGAATTTTGCTATCCCTAGTTGCAATCCCTTCATTTAACTCCGTCACATGACCAAGCAATTTTTTATTTTCAGATTCCAAAACTTGGTATTTAGTCTGCAAATCCGATAAGTCAGCTTTAGTTTTTTCTAGTTCATTCATATTGTCAAGTTTAAAATCAAAATTTGGATCGCCCTCAATGGTAATAGTACGTAAATTTATTTTTTCTTCCGAAGATTTACCAAATCCAACTGTAGGATCTGCGGGTATTTCTTCAGAGGAAATCTCATATAACTCAATGTCAGTGGCTTCTAAAACTGCCATTTTTTTGACTTTTCTGTATCCCTCATCGTCGTACTCGTACTCAGCCGGAGAGACGACACGATATTGATTAACGGAATAGCCAAAGCTGATGCCACCTGCTGTACCATCTTCCAAATCAGTTAAGAACTGGTCAGCTTCTGGAGTTTGCCTTAATTTACTTGTGGCGAACCCCCGTTCACCGTCAAAAATACAACTTTTGACCTGCCCTAACTTTTGATTGCGGTCATGATTTTTAAGGTGGGGGCAAACATTTTGAGTGACGCGCTCAAGATTCCATGCGGAAGTTTGGTGAGACAAAATCTCTTCAAATTGCCTGCTTGTACCCTCTGGGTATTCGTTTTCATACCAAGCCCATCTCACCACCGGACGGCGCGATGAGAAAGGGAAAGTTACTGTTCTTTCATCACGATTTATTTGTGCTTCCTTTGTGCTTAATAATCGCGTCAACATATAGCAGTGCTTTGGTATTAATACTAAAGTAAATCAATATTTCTTGCTTTGAAATTTGCAGTTGTAGCAAATGCTAATTTATGCGAAAATTGCCACAATCACTCAGAATTTGTAGAAATGCTAAATTACATTCCTTTAACTAACCCGAACGTCTATGAAAATTTGACATTTGACGAAAAAGTTAGTTTGCATATTTATATGTTGCGAGAAAGATTGGGCGTTTCCCGAAAAGAACTGTCTGCTAAAATCAACATAACAACGCAAGTGTTAGCTGCAATAGAGCAATTTTGGTACTCCAAGGAAAGAAGAAGCTCTATCGCGATTGATGAAATAGCGGCGATCGCTCAAGGGCTAGGTGTAGATGTTAGCTATTTGATGCCTAAGTGAGTCGCAATAGCTGGGGATGGAAATGGAAAATTAACTGGAACACATAAATCATATCCCTCGTGATTTTTATCACGGAAATATCTCAAAGATTGCTTCTGCTGATTTCATCATGAAGCCACATTATCAGGAATTAAACCTATGCTAACCGAAGAAGAAAAAGCCCTGACTGAATCTCTTAAAACTGCTAGAGGACAGGAATTCTGGAGAATACATAGAAAAACTTACTACGCGATCGGGCCAAAACTTACGACAGAGGCACGACGAATTAAATTAGAACAAGGGAAAATAGTAGTGATGGACGTGGCTATTCTTGCAATTCAGTTTAATCTCTGCCTTAAACACTGTTTTGATTTCCTAGAAGACCGCGTTGATCAAGTGCTGCCTTCAGGCTCTTACAAAAGGCTTCAAGACAGGGGACTAAAGGCAACAAAAATAATGCGAGAAGCTGCTGAAAAACTTGCTCAAAATAATACTTGTCAATTGTAATTTGAGGATATATACTAATTCTCAGGGCTACATTATATTGAATTTCTATTACCAGTCAAGCAGCAGCAATACCACAACACACCATGAAATAATTAAACCGCCTAAGGGGAAATAGGCGGTTTTTTATTGGGTGATATTTATTTACTAGGATCTTTACATGACAGCATCTATGCCCTACATACAGTTGAGATTAGAATTTTGAAAATATAGCTCTCTGTTTGAATCAGGGGGCTATTTTTTGCTTGTCAAAAATTTGCAATTTAGCCAGAACTCTCTACAGCACCTTCATCCTCAGCTTGCAGCAAGTTTTGGAAGTTAGCTAAAGGCGGATTCAGCTTAAAAGCCTCAACCGCATCATTAACGACTTGTTCATCAACACTGCTGGACAAACTTGATAGTGGGGGCAATTCTTCTTCATCTGGCTGAAAAGTGTTTGACATCCTGACGATTTCCTCATGAGGTGGATAGTATATTCAAGCTTGCCGTAAGTTCAAGAACTGAGACAATAGAGAAAACATCATATTCCACTGTCTTGCCTGAGAAATTACCAGAACGCTTGGCGATCGCGGCAGGTCTTGCTACCCCAAGAAGTTTGCAGTCACTAGGTAACGCCACAATCATATCTGGGCAGTTTATCAACAATTTTTGCCTTTCAAATGGCTTAAGATTACAGAAAAACTCTATAATCTCCGACTTTCTGTATTTTGGGCTAATAACAGCGTGATATTCTCTTATCCCCAAAAGTTCAATTTTGCGCGATCGAATGTCAATAAATCTAACAATAAGTGGCAACTCCGTTCGAGATATATTATCCCCAGCAATAAATTTGAAATGGCGCAAAGTTGATTTTATCTCTTCTTGTTTTGACATAGTATTAAAATTTAATATTTACTAGTCAGGATAATCTCATATCCAAACAAAGTCTTTAAGGTATAATAATATAAATTCCAGGCGCGTAGGCGGTGCTCTAACACCTATTCCTACCCCTGGAGGTACGCTAGAAAGGAGCGCACATGAACATTATAAAGCAAGAAATCAAGATCGGGATATGGGTTCTTAGCAAAGTAACCAATTCTATGGTCAGCGGTTCTTTTACTGAGGTTGTAGCCGTTGCCCATCATTTATGGGATTTTCCAAGTCTGTACAAAGATAAGGCTTGATCTACTTTTGGACACGAATTAGACAAGAAAAGCTTTAAATTGACCGAAATAAATAATAATACTAAATATCTTTATCCGCTCATGCACGAAGAGTCCGCAGAGACTTGGCTACAGTTAACTCAACATGAAATGAATGCCACTCCAGTGATAAACTCATTTATCGAAAAGCTAAACAAGGAATCAATGGAAATTTGTTACCTTCCGTAAGTGTGAATTTTTAGTATTTGTCAAAATTTAGAGGAGCTTGCACCACTTAAGAATGCAAGCTCTTTCTTTTATTTTGCTTAATGCGGAATCAGAAAAAATCCTGAAATTCACCAGAAACTAAAAGCGATCGCACCCATCACTTAGGTCTACTGATTGAAATTGAATTTGAATAATACTTAGTACACTTGCAATTAGCTCTGCATTGACATCTATCGCCAGGACTTGGCAAAGTACCAATAGGCAGCCATCCAGAGCTAGCATAGCCAATGCAATCTGCACAGTTCTCAACCGTCGCCAAAACTCTTCTTTCCCACAAATACCCATTACGGCGGTGGCCCTCCAATCTGCCCCGCTCGTAAAGATTACGAGAGCGATTTAGATAAAGTTGGGTACGAGCGCGAATCTGGGCTTCTGTAAGTGTGCCAGACAATATATCCTTTGAGAAGTTTCGCAGATGTTGAAATTGAAAATTTAATTCACCAGTAATGATGGCGTAATCTTTCCAATCCATCTGCTTGATGCCGCCGACACCTAGAGAATATTGCCAAATTGACAAATTACGCAGCACACCAGCAGTTTGCCTCTCCCATTCAGCAACAGAAATGTCCTTGGTTAAAAGATTATCCGTTATACCCTTACTTGCACTTTTCTGCCGGTCAATAGCTTTGACAACTATTTCCTTCACTTTGGCGTCACTAACAAACCGCCCCTTCTGCCTTCCAGATGCGTAATGATAACGCTGCGATTCTCGGTTCCAAGTGAAAGTTAATGGTTCATTGGCTTTTATGTCAAAAAAAAACCTTCTAGGAGTCGGGCATTGCGATCGCCATTGCTTATTACTGGCTCGGACGGGATAAATTCTTCTTGAGCGATCACAGGGATACGAGCCAATTGCCTCATACGGTTTACCACTTGCAGGTCAGCGGCGCTGAATCCGCCAGATTGCACAACGTTTCCAATGACTTGCAGTAGCTGAATCGTATCTTCACCATCTTCGTCGCTGACTGGAAAACTGCCATAATCATCAAGCTCGCCATAGTTAAAGGTAAGCATTGGCCTCATGACATTTTCTACTAGCTCCTCGCCCACCGCCAACATTTGAGAGCGTGTCACTAACCGTAGTATCTCCCGATGCCCTGAGTTGAGGTTGCTGTCACCGGTGCCGTTGCCACCCGTGTTGGTCGTGGTGCGGGGAACAAGAAAGCACAGCAGCATCATGCTTTCTAGGAAGGAAAGTATATCAGCATAAAATTTACCATCAGTCTTGTTTGATAAGCTATCAATTTCGTCTAGGATGTCGAGCACTAAGAAGGAATTATTTTTCAACTCCTCTAATTGTTTAGCCCGGACGTATCCCCGATTAAATAATTGCGGCTCCCCTGTTTGAGGATCGATCATCGGGCGGCCCTCACTATCGGGCATCATCACATTATTATCGCTAGTGTCAGTCTTCACTACCGGCAAGTCATTCGCTTGGCGCTCCGATGCTATGGCTACACAAGCCATTACAACTTTAAATAGCTCCCAATAGGGGTACGCCCGTTTACAGGCAGCAATACCGTATGGATCACCGCCTAGAGCTAAGTAGGGCTGATTAATTAGGTGAATACCTGAAGAGTAGGGAATTTTAATATCCGAATGGCCGTAGTAGTGAACTGTGTTGATTTCCCCTAATCCGCCCTCAAACCGATAATAGCGAGGGTCTAGAGTTTGAATTGCTTTTAATACGGCTTTGCGCTTCTTGATGTCAAATGCCACTTCCGACCAGCTGCGCCCAAAAACAATATGAGTCAGCATTCCTGCCAAAATATTCAGAAAGCTGCCTTTTAGATTAGATACTGAAGCTCTGCCCTCTGCCTGGATTTTTGGATCTGGGTGGGTGTACGGCTCCATCATGCTCACACCAAGTAAAATCCTTAAATCAGCCCCAGCAGCCAAGATGGGGTGATTCATCATTTCGACATAAGAATCAATGGGATTGGTATCGTTAACTGGTACTTGACCAAGCCAAGTATTAACCAGCACTTGAACCTTGGGAGATAATATTTTTCCGTTTAGCACTTTTTATAATTGTTAATGAATATGTTAAACCTCATGAGGATTTCATCATGAGGTGTTGTGGTGCGATCGCCTCACCAATCAATAGGCTGAAAGCCAGTAGAGCTAAATCTGTCTACCAGGATTGTAGCCATCCAATCATTACCATAGTCAAATCTTAGTTCATCAAGAGCAACTTCTATCTCTGCTACTTCGTATTCATTGCTATCTTGTTTTAGGTATTGAAGCATCTTGTCATAGTCAAGAAAAACAGCACCACCTGCACCAGCCCCAATACGAAATACATCTTGGGAGTGAAGATAAGGTGCTTTTAGGTGGTGCTTCCAAGCTCTCATAAATTTTTATCAAACTATCAAGAACCCTTCATTAGGGCGATCATGATCAGTCCGATTATCTTTTTCGGCAGCATAAGTAGATTGGTGAGTTTGGGTATGCATGCCACTAGCAAAAATCTCAGGAGGTTTATTTACTGGATTCCATTCCCACTCTGCTTCGGAAGCTGGTTTCATCTTTTCTAAAAATCGAGTTGCGAATACTTTCATTGTTGAATTTTAAACGGATTATTGATTTTTCCACCAGGTGCGATCGCCATCGTTACACCACTTTCACCAAGTACGGCGTAAGCACCACTACCACTATCAACTATATCATTTACTAGTGGTTTAGCAGTTCCATCAAATTGATTGACCGCTGATAAAAACTGGTCATTCCATGCTGCACGAAGCAGTTTAATTTTGCCATTCTTGGCTGCTGTAGCCCAAGGCAACGCGCGAGTCACTTTATCGCCCAGTGGCAAAACACCCGCCGCATCAAAACCGGATAATTCTCGCTTCAGATGCGCCTCATACCTTCTGGATGCGCTGCCTCCTTCTAGCTCCCAACGCACTTTACATAACCTACCATCACTCTGGGCCCTACCTTTCACTGAGTCATCACCATCATCACCGCTTACCTGTTCCCAATCACAATCAGCAATGTAATAGATGCCGTCAATCAAAGTCATTTTAATATTAGCCGAGTAGAAACTTGTCTTTGTGGCGAACTCCTTAGCAGTAGCCGCAAAATCCCAAAATCGCACAGTTACGCCGCGCTTTTCTGGAATTGCGTTAACAATTTCAAACCAGTTTCTATTGAATATTTTGCCAGCTTCATATTTAACTTTCCAATTACCTTTTAATAGCCGCTCCATCTCTACAGGATGTTGCGCCATAAGGTTTTGTAAGTATTGAGGATTAGTATTCAATAGCGCCGGATTATCGTAAACATTGGCAGCAATAAAAGTAAATGATTTTGGGGGTGCGATCGCCGCCATATCAGGATATTTCTGCTCTAATTCCTCAGCAGTGTCACCCCAATGCATCTCAGCATTGATGCGATAAAAATAGCGAATTACACCTGACCTTTCAGGAATTGGATAACCAGTTTTTTGGTCGATGTACCACTCAACCAATTTAGCAACCCAGCTATCAGCATCAGGGTTGCAGGTTGCATCAATCCTTGGTTCAACACCACAGGTAGTTCTATTTCTGGAGAACAAAAACCAAAATTGACGCTCAGTAAATTTAGTTAATTCATCAAATCCTATGTGAGCAATTTGTGCCCCTGGAAATTTATTCTCTGCATCTTTCTCATACTGAATATGCCCAAAGCTAATGGCACTGCTAGGGAATATCCAATCCAGGTCATTCTCTCTGCTCTTGGAGCCTGGGATAGAGCGGTACAGCTTGCAGGATTCATCCCACAGTCCACCCTCATTTTTTATCTCTGGTGATGTGCGCCGGAAGATAACGCTTCCGTAGTCAGAGACATTTATATGTTTGGCTGCTTTGAGGAGAAGGGCGAACGATTTACCAGCACCGGCACTCCCACCGTAAATACAAACACTAGCCTTAGTGTTATAAAAATCTGTTTGCGGGCCTGCCTGGGGTGGGGGTAGTTGATAAACTTCGGTTTCAGAGTTAGATTGCGCGATCGCCTTTTGCCTAGCCTTATCATTCGCCTGAGTAAGTCTAGGTATTGGGAGAAACATTTATCCTTCTCACATTCCACTCACCTTTGTTATCCTGATAAAGGTCTAGCCCGTACTTTCTCAAGCAGGCGATCGCGCCGTTAAAGTCATTTATCATTCCTAAATATTTAGCAATCAATTCCAATGGACGAGTTTTGTCATGTAGCTTGCAGGATAAAGTAACAGTTTTATTCCCTTCTTTATCAAACTTTGTATTACAGGTTATTGAAGATATTGCAGCCGAGTGCTTCGGCTCTATTTCTTCGCTACTTTTTAGTACCAGCCCCCCCGCATTATCCCACGTACCTATGTTTAAGAGATTGCTGGTTGCTAACCGCTCTAGCTCCTCTAGGACTCTTTCGACAGTAATGCCAGTTTTTTCGGAACGTTGGTTACATAATGACAGAATGTAAGCTTGAATCTCTGGTATCTGGAGTAGTTTGAATCCTTCGCTACGGGCTACAGCAACAGTTGAAGCTGAATATCCAGCACGAGTATAGGCAGCAGTAGCGTTGAAATCGATGATGTACTCTTCAGCAAATCTAATTCGCTTAGGGGTCAACTTTGACATTATTTTTCATACAAGCATAAATATAAACACATTTTAATTGCAGAAAGCTAACTGCTATAAAATTTACTTAATCACGCTCTCATGATGAATTCGTCATGAGGCTTTGGATTCTGAATTTGCCTCATGAATGGTGATCGCCCATTGAGTGCCGGCTAACATAGCAACCATGCTGGCAATAATCGTACTCACTAAATTCTGGTAATCTTTTTTCAGCAGGGGCATTGATTTATCAAGCTTTGCCAAATTCAGTAATTCTGATTCACCTTTAATACTGATATTGTGGGCAACCGCTAAATCAATAAATTCATGAAGCAGCCTAGTGGCTGATTTAGTCTTCAAAAATTCAATTGCTTCACCGACGATCTGCAAATGCAGATCAAGCTCTAGAGACAACAGCCAAGAAGTAGCTTCATCCATCTCTTTTTCGTCTTTAGCTACGATTAACTCGCAAGGACGCCGAGCGGCTTCTTGTAGCAGTCCAGAGGCAAAATCTTTCATGCCTTCATAGGTTTTAAATCTTCTGGCAACATCTTCGGTAAGTTCCGTTGCTATTTCAGTTAGATAGCCATCGGACAGGAATAAGTTAGCTTTTTTAACAAGCTGATAAACAGTGCTAACCTTAACGTCTCGTTCCCCTTGTAAAATTTTCCAGAAGCGATTTTGGAAAAATTTGAGTCTTTGATTTTTACCCCTAGCAATACTCTTTTTAATGTCGGATTGCTTGATTCCTAACGCTTTAAATTCGCATTTCTCCGATGCAATACCAGGAAAATGAGCAAAGCTGGCGGAAACGTCGTGACCTTTGACCAAAACAATTTTCTTAGATTTAGGTGCTAAACGGGCGTGTTCTGTACGATATTTAGCAGCGGATAAAAATACTGGTTCACCGCAGAATGGGCAACGCAGAAGCAGTTTGGAATAGTCCTGGTAGGTAGCACCTTGAGAATCTACCAGCGCACCACCATAAAGCAGGCTAGAAGCGTATCTCATATCAATTTAATTATTATGGTGAAATTATTAAACGGGTGACAACCAATCAGATCGGCATCGCCCGCTTTATCACTAAACTGCTATTTCCTTGAGCTTGAAGTAAGCGATTGCCGCCTCTTCGTCAGCCTTGCAATAGTAAATGTGATCGGGGTCTTCAGTTCGCCATTGTGCCTTGTATTTAGAGCCTGGAAACTTGAATTCTGCGTAAACTTCTTTTGTCCCTACCATGACGTAAATTTCAGATGCTTCAGGACATCTGGACGTTATAACTTTAATGACTCGCTCTCTGGTTTGCCTTGTAGCTTCTATTCTCGCCATAAATTCATCATGGCAAGATTGACAGCAGAAAACAGAATCCTTGGCGAATACAGGTTCTAGTTTGACATCGTTCTCATAGTCCCAGTAATCGCTATCAACTCTCGCTTCACACTCAATGCACGCTAACCACTACCCATCATTAAGCAAAGTTTCGGGCGGTACGTATCCAAGCTTTTTGTATTCGTCATAATCGGGGCAACGCTCAACTACCTCGTAGTTGTCAGCAAGTGTTAATTCACTATCTGAAGTGAATATAATTTCTTGTCTCTCGTCATCACCAACCCTGTATGCTAATTTCATTGTGTTACTCCTACTAATATTTTCTTGGCTTCTTGGTGAGTTTTTCCGCTGCGACGTAATTGCCAGTAGGCGGCCTTCAAATTTGGCGAAATTTCCGATTCTAATTTGCGCTTAAGAATCGGCTTTAGACGCTCCAAAATATTTGTTATTTCCGCTGGGACAATGCCGTTGCCCAGCATTTTTATGCGTTGAGTATCACTAATTGATATTTCATGCCCCTCGGCATCAATACCAATTGCTGTACTGCCGACTTCCCATCCCATCAGCATCTCTGCCTCAGTGGGGGTGATTGGGCGCTCTATGGTTGCATCGCTACCCATCTGGCGGACTTTGTAAGCACCAGATCCTGATTGGTGTTTACCCGTATTTGCCAAGCTTCTTAAAGTTGGGGCATCTTTACATAAATCGGCAGAGTAGACGTGATCGCCATCAGCTGCGCGAAAAATGATTGCAAAGGAAGCACCTGATTTATCTCTATTTTGAGGCGATCGATGCTGCCACCCTGCGCCGCAAATTGTAGGAGCTTCGTCAATATCCTCACCCGTAAACGAGTTTACGGGTGAACCGTTGAGAACCTCGTGCAAAGATTTTTTGTAAAGCTTAGGCTGCGTTGCTCTTACATCCGATGTGATAGCCCACACAATAAATTCGTTCTCGGTTTTGAGGGACGTGTCGGTTGGCATTAAGTTTTTGCCAAGTCCCCACATACCCCAGTTCTGCAAACGTTTCGATGATGAGGGGGAAGGCAGTTGCTTGGTCACTGCTAAGGATTCCCTCAACGTTTTCAAACAGGAATGATGGTGGACGCTGGAGGCGAAGAAATCGGATTCCTTCAAAAAACAACTGTCCACGAGATCCATTAATGCCGGCTCGTTTGCCAGCAGTGGAAAAGTCTGGACAAGGGCTTCCCCAAATGAGGCAGTCGGGGATGGGCAAACCGAGAATGAAGTCGTCAGAGAGTTCTCTAACGTCGTATTCATACAGGTCGGTTTTTGGGAATCGCTTTCGGAAGACGGCGCAGGCTTGGGAGTTGTTATCAATTCCCCAGAGAGGGCAATATCCAGCTTTAATTGCTCCTTCTGTGTCGCCGCCACCGCCACAGAATAGGTGTCCTGTTGTAAGCATTCTTCTTTTTCCTCGGTTTTCTGAATTTTTAATAGCTTCAATTCCTGAATCTGTGAAAATGAGTAAGGAATTTTGATCCACCCATCCCACTCAATTGAAAATCCTGATCGTCCAACACTAACAACTGTTCCGTCTCGTCGTTGTTGCTTATTGACGATTCCTGAAACTCGCCACTCCTTTTCAACCGATGTCAAATAAGCTTGGTTTTGCTTGTCCCACACGTCCCAGGCTTTATCAAAAGATTGGATATCTGGAAAATCTTCAGGTAGCGGCGGTTCTTCTGCGTCATCAAAAAAAATGGTTAATTGGTCGCCGTCTGCCTTGCGAGGAACGTCACCAAAATCTTTTTCGTTCCATCGATACTGATCAGCATCCAAATCTTGTAAAAATTCTTCAGATTCTGGATCAATATCTTCACAGCGAAAGTTCATATATTGAACCATATTGGCTATGTCGTCAGCAGAATAGGCAAGAGTTACCCAGTTATCCCACTTAACACCGACTCTTTCTCCTGCTGTAATCACTAAACCTCTACGGGTAGAGGAGTTGATATCGTAGCAAACGCGATCACCTACTGAAAGTTTGTCTATGGTCAATTTGTCGGTTTCAGCTTCAGCAGATTCTTGGCGGTTTAAGAACCAAAAATCAGGCTCAATTGTAAAAGCAGGTTTAAATAACCCCTGTTGCCTTCCCACCTCAAGAGCATCGTGGACATTATCAACATCGCAACCGACTGCTTTGGCTATATCCCTTATTGATTGAGCAGGTCGATCACACTTGCCCAAAAATTCACAGATGGCGACGGTTAGGTTTGGTTGAAAAGTTAGTGCAGATTCCTGAGATTGGGATTCATTATTAATGGTTTCCCAGAATGTAGTTAAGTAACTTGGCTGCTGGCCCAGAATACACCACCCACCAAGACCAATTACGTCACCGGGGACGCAATATTGTAAAACTTGCTCTACACATCCTTCGGAGTTTAGTCCAGAAGATTGAGCATCTTTGTTAACAAAAGTTTCACTTTCTTCGACAACGAAAATAGATAATTCAATGTCCCAGAGCTTATGAAAGCCTTTAGCAGGTATTGGCTCAGAAAGTATCTTTACATTCTCCAACTTCCAGGCATAGCGCCCAATCTCCCACAGTCCGCATCTTATTTCTGTTTCTGATTGCTGACTGATAAATTCTTCAGTCATTTTGATACAGTCTGTTAAATTGGCGATTGCAACTATTGCAGAGTATTCGCAGTCCCTCGTTGCTAACAGATCACTGAATTCACTAATAATTTTTTTGTGGTCGTTCCATCGCTTCGGCTTTTGTGCAGCATGGATAGCAAGTTTACCTCTGTAGTCAGTACTCCAACTCCTAGTCTCATAGTGCTTGTGAATGCCAACTAGCTGCGCCCAAGGTTGGTGCAGGGTAATTGCTTTTATAATTTTTGTAGGAGCAGCAAGGGTATTATCATTGCAAAACTTTTCTATCAACACACCATCAATAGATGTGCAAACCATCAATAGATTACGGTGGAACGGAAACTCTTTACCCTTCCACTCACCAACCGGAGTTTTGCCATCCCAACGCTTAAAACAGTAGCAGTAGTTTTCTTCCTTAGCTTTTATCCAGTCACCGGGGGAAAGAATTTTGATATCTTCGTCTGTAGCAAGGCGTGCAGCACCATTAAAGACTTTACCCAAATTTAATGAGTTGGATTTACTATTTGGCTTGCTGATGATTTCGTCAGAAGGCAAGTATTTGAGCTTCTGGAGCGTTGATAATCCGAGCCATCTTTCAATTTTAGATTTACCCCATCGCACACGATAAGGTGTGGACTTGCGACTGGTCTTAATTTCTAAAATTTCACAAACCTGTTTTGATTGCGGAATTGCAAAGCGATCGCCTACTTGAAAATCATACATTTTAGTACCTCCATCTTTACATCACTTTTTCTAGTTCTGTCGAAATATTGCTAAAAGCCTTCCGTTTGCCTATTTTCTGCTTTTGAGCCTGTTTAGCCGTGGAAGCAATCATTTCAAGTTCATAGGTTGGTTTCTGTCGCAGGTTTTCGATTAGTTTGTCTTTTTGCTCTACAGACATAAAGCCACTGCTGTTTACAATGATGGTTGCTGTGAGCCTTCCGCGCTTGATCGCTTCAGCTTTCTCTTCAGAAGACATCCTTTGTTCCTCAGAGGGCAAGCAAGCTAGTGAAAAATCTCTTTTTAAACATTCACCGGGGGGACGGTATTCACCAACTGCAAACTCCAAAATTTGCCCAGATGAGGGAAAAAAATTATATTTACGGGGATGCTTTAAAAAGCATCTGGCTATTCCCGTTTGCAGTTGTGAAAGCGATAATCGCTTCAAGGTTTCATACCAAGCGGATTCCAAAATTCCGCCGTTTAAAATTTCACCTTTATAAAATCTTTCTAGCTCCGATACAGCATTCTTAAAGTCTTGATAGTCAAGCATTTGTGCCTCTTAAATACTTACTTGCATTGGTGGTTTCAAGGTTCTGTTGACTTCTTTGGTAATGTTGATGTTCTGATCGCCAGTACTAACACTGGACTGCCATTTGATTACGAGGGACGCCAGCGTTTCCCATTTATGGGGAACTGCCTCTAGACTACGAATGTATGAGTATCCATAGTCAATATCTTTGGTTCGACTCTCATGCTGGGCAGCAACGTATAAAGCGAACCCAGGCTTGATATCCCCTTGCTTCGTCGTGGTGATTCTTCCGCTATTGCGGTAAAAGGCAATAATTTCAGTACCCAAATCTTCTTGGGCCCATGCCTCTAATTCCATCGGAATTTTGGGCAATAGTCCGGTTTCTTGCCAGGTTCGCCGGACGCGATCAGCTGTCGTATTAGCGGTTTTAAGCGACGCGGTGGATACAAGATTACTGGTTGGTTGTAATTCTGGTTCTGTCGGTAGCAAAGTGGAAGATTGAGGTACTGCTTCCTGCGCTGCTGTTGCACCAAATTCAGGTTCGGGATAAGAAAATTCCTTCTCTCTTACTTCTCTCTTGATTTCTGATTGATCTTCTTTATATATAGTGAAACGGTCATTTGACCGTTGGGTCAGCGGTTGTTTGACCGTTGGGTCAGCGGTTGTTTGACCGTTGGGTCTACGGTCATTTGACCGTTGGGTCAGCGGTTGTTTGACCGTTGGGTCAGCGGTTGTTTGACCGTTGGGTCTACGGTCAAGCGATTCTTGCACCACTGTAACCATGAACCTAAACTCAAGACTTTTCCTGTGTTTAAGGGGTTGACGCACTTGAATAAACCCTGCTTCCTGCAATGTATGCAGGCGCTTCCTAATTTGTTTGTCAGTAGCAATTCCTACTAAAAGCTCTTCAAACTCTTGGATAGTGTGAATTCCAACCCAAGGATTAACTTCACTTGGGTTTTTAGCAATTTCTGCATTAGCCCAATATTCAAAAATATTGAGTATTGCAGCCGCTACAGCATCTCTACCAGTCAAAAAATAGTAATCCTGCCGAACTATAGCTATTGGCTGGCGGGCAGTATGAGAAATACAAGATTCTCTCATTGCACACGCCCATTAATCGCAAACAACGGCAATTGGTGGGAATCACAAGTAGGAGATATCCAAAGGCACTCTTTGGATTTGCGCTTCACCCCATTAATCAAGCTTGACCAATCGACTAACCGCCATCCTTTGTAAAGTTCTCGGTAAAGCTCACAATCATAACCACTGATCAAGTACATCCCGTTAAATGAATGCAAAACTTGTGCTAGTTCTCTGTGCTGCTCATCTGTCATTTCGTGGTCGTAGCTATTTGAACTTGTACGAGTGCTGTGGGGGTATGGCGGATCTAAATAAAACAGCGTCTTTTCATTTCTGCCATAACGTTTAATGATGGAGATAGCGTCATCATTTTCAATCTGCACCTGCTTGAGTCGCGCTGCCAGAATATACAAGTGATCGGTGCGGTTGAAGGAGGCGACAACGTTCTCGCCGCTTAATTGGCGATACATAAAACGCCATCCAGTATTCATTTTTAGCGAACTAGAACCAAAGCCCTGCCAGCTGCGGATGTACAATCTGCGGGCACGCTCCAAGCTATCTGCTGCTGGCTCATAAGCTAATTTTCTTTCCAGCCTTGAATATGGAGTTAACTGGATAGTTTTAATTAGCTCATCTGCCTGATCACGCAGCACTTTAAAAAAGTTCACCACATCTCCACTGAGATCGTTGTAGACCTCAAATGAAGAAGGCTGTTTTTGCAACAGCACCGAAGCGCCACCACCAAATACTTCAACATAAAATTCATGTGATGGGAATTGCGAGATAATCCGGTGAGCATCACGATATTTGCCACCATGATACCGAAGCAATGGAGGAGTTTTCATTGCAAAGTGTTTTGATTACAATTTCAAGAAGATTAAACAAAAATTTTTGATGTTGTGACGCAATCTCTGACAAAGTTTCTTGGGCAAATTTATCAGTTAAAATCAAACGTCCGTCGCTCGTGCCAATTCGGCATTTTAACTAGGTTTGTGGTAGTCATAAGTACTAAACCTTGAGTTGAAAATTGCTCTGGTTTAATCCAGTAGCCATGACTCGCGACTACTTGATAGAGCAAGCGATACATATAAGTACCTGTTGCTTTGTTGCAAATTTTGCAAACTTTTCCTAATATTTGCTGTTCAATTTCTGGCGAAATTTCAGGCAATAGTTCTACGGGAGTGTTGCGAATAATGTCAATGTATTTTTGGGGTTGTATGTGAATGATAATTTCAGACATAGATTTACCAGTTGGTAATTTGAGAATTATTTTGAATTTGCCTCAAGTTCTTGATTTGCTGATTTATGCTTGGCCCGTTTTCTGGGTTGTCATGAAATCCTAGTATGTGAGAACTAGGAATTGTCATAGAACCTAGCCTTTGATTAGTGTCTTTGCGCCATACCATTGCCGCTATTGGTACTGAATCTGCTTGCCAAGATTTATTGTTTTTATCCCTACGGAATTTGAATCGGGGATAAACTAAGTCAACGTAACGAGGATAGTTAAACAACCATTGACCCCGCTCTGCTGTAGGCTCTATAAACGAAAGGCGGAGGAACATGACTACACCAACACGGGCATAGATGTAAGCGTTTTGCAGAATATCAAAAGCTTGATCGAATGGAGGATTAGTTACTACCCAATCCGTTTTTGGAAATTGCAACCATGAGACAGGATCGGCGGCATCCAGATAAAAATTGGTCGATAAACTTGTGTCTATGTCGTTAGTCCACAAAGTTGTACATCCGTCAAAGCAGCTTAGTAAGCTTGATAGGTTGCCAGCACCTTTGCAAGGTTCACCAATCACGCCTTTTATATTCAGATAGTTAGGTAGATGAGTGACAAACCACCCAGGGGAATCATATCTGTCAAGGTCGTGTCGTTTTATTGTTTGTTTAGGTTTAGATGTGCGAGGAACTTCAATGTTGAGAGTTAGCTGATCCATTATTCCACTTGCTTTAAGAGTCTTGTGGGTAGCCGTACCGGGTCGTTGATTCGGTTGTAATAACGTTCGTTGAGGTGAGGGTGTTTGATGACCTCGATTGGGGGTAAATCAAAGACCACATCGCAGAAAGTCCCGCTAGTATCCATCCAGGTTATTTGACCGTTTATGCCGCCGATATGGGGACAATCTGAATTTATGTGCTGAACAATTGCACCTACTACAAGTAGTGTTGACATTTAAATAAGTTTCTAACGGGGAATGGGGCGGGTACTTCCCGCCCTTTGCTTGACAATAGTTCCACTAAGGTTTCTTTGCTTTTCTGTTAGATATTTTGTGTCCGCGAGAGGCTTCCCATGCAACCTCAAAATCGACGGTAAATTCTTCGGGTTCAGATATTTTCTCTAGGTTTTCCATTGGTACGCCTTTTTGAGCATTAGCTATTTCGTGAGCAGGTATTTGGTATCGAATGCATTTAGGCATCGCCATATTTAAGCCGCCTTTTGCAAAATAATGTTTGACCAAGCTTCAAGGCTGCGATCATCTACCTTATGCTCTAAATTGGATTTAAATGCCCGCCATAAAGCTTCTAGTTGTTCGACAGACATATCTTGATTGAGAGCTGAAAATAGTTCAAATATTTGTCTGGGGTTCAGCTGAAGAACTGCCCTAAAAGCTGCCTCAGTTTGTCCATCCTTGAACTTGCTGCCATTAGCTTGCAAGACTTGCGACTGGATCTCTTCTTCTGGTTGAATACCAGGTTTTTTCTTTGATGGCAGGACTTGTTCTTTGCTCTTCCCTAATCCAAGTTCCTCTTGTTTTTTAGATAGTTCTTGCTCTACAGAGGTGGGCGGTTCTGACTGTTTGGTCTGTGATGTGGAAGGTTCTATTTTCTCAATTGGAATTAGCTCCAATTCGGTTGCCTTGAATTTTGGCTGGGACTTGGGGTCTGTACCATCAAGGTTAACGAGAAACGAGCCATCGTCAAGGCAAACCCGAACTACGCCTTGCTTGCCTTCATATTCCCCGTTGATGATTTTTACGGAGTCGTAGATTTTAATTTTAGTTTCCTGTGGAAACTCCTCTTTGACAAAAGGCTCGATTAGCTTATAAGCACCTTCGACGCCTCTAGGCTGTTCTAACTTCTTTCTAAGGTTCCAATAAAGTTTGTATTCATGCGATCCTTGGGGGGCGTTCGCAAATTTGTCCATATAGGCAACTGCCTTTTTAGCATGGGCGTATGTGGAACCTGCCCAATTGGCTCGCCGGGCTACGATATCCCGAACTGAACCCAGCCCCTTTCCCGCCTTCCCCCGGCGTTCCTCGGCTTTTGCCTGCTCGATTTCTTCCCAGTACTCTAACTCTCGTACTATTTGGATGATGGACTTCTGTCGATATACGTTTGCTGATAGCAAAGCCTCCAGCTCCTCTGCACTCGAATTAAAAGTCACTACACGAGCTAGGAAACCTTTTAATCCAACATTGCCACCTGCAGCAAGTCTAGAATTCCCGTCTACTGGCACAAATCCTTCTACTTTGAGAAGCTTGTCTTTGAAGTGAGAAGCTTCTGCCGGCACCACGGTTAGCGGATTAAGGCATCCTACTTCCCTAAGGCTTATTTCTAGTTTCTCAAGATTCTCGCCTCTTCCATAAATACTGCTGTTTATAGGATGAAGTTGCAGATTTTCAATGGGGATATACTGCAACTCTGGTATTGCAGGGGTGTCGGGCAATGTGGTGAGGGCGTAAACTTCGGATTGTCCAAGCTCCTTGAGTGCTTCAACCCCATTTATTCCCTTTATAAGATAGCCATCTGCATCTACAGATATTTCCTCAACTGCACCATCTTCGTTGAATGCTTCAACATTCTGTTGCACCAAAACCTTGTTGGACACCATGCCATCAGGAATTTTGATGTCTTCAATTTTCCAGTTTATAAAATCTGTCTTCATACTATTGCGCTTGCGCTTTGCGAGATAATTTACGTTTTTCGGGTGGGACTGCAAGACGCTTCTTGCAATTTTCTACGTGAAACCTATATGAGGGCCTTTCCGCCCCTGGCTCCCGGTCATCGCGCCAGTCAATGCCTTGGCGCAAAGTGCCATTCAGCACTTTGGCTCTAAGTCGCCGGGCTGACCGGACTCCAATCATGGAATAAGCAGGGTCAGTGTCGAACCATTCCTGTCTTGCGTTATGAGTTGCTAATGCCGAATTCGGCATGAACTCAGCCAGCACCTCGCGGATTGCTTGCTTGAGCGCCTCTGGAGTAATTAAGATTTGCTCCATTGACCCTCCTGACCCTCCACGCAAATATTGAGTTGGTTCATGACTAGTTTCTAGCTTCTGCTAACTCAAAACTTTCTAAATGTATGATGCCTATTTGGAGCAAAGTCTCAATCATGTGCGTTTGAGTTATTCCTCTCTTAGTCGCTAAGTCTTTGATTGGCTCCAGCAAATCTGGATGTATTCGCACCAGAGCCTTTTGATACACTTTTATGTTGTCATAAACAGTAACAGGCATTTGAAATATGTTACATGATACATGATACAGAATATAGCATGAAGTCTGTTACATGGTACATAAAACAAAAAAATATCACAAAAATTTGTGATAAAATTCTAAGAAATGTGCAACAGACGCCACAAAGTGCAATCTCAAGCTGAAAACAAACCTAAATTTTGGACAGACAACGGCCTAGCCAAGCTTGGGCGGTTAATTCGTATCGCCAGGGAAAAGCAAAAGTTGCCAGGAGATGATAAAGTGTTTAGCCTGCAAAAAGCGGCAGATGAGATTTTTGCAAAAACCCAAAAGCGCGTTTCTGCCAAGACAATTGGCAACGTGGAAAATGGGATTGGGACACCTCAGTACAACACATTGGCAGCGATCGCCGCCGCTGGCTTTGTGACGGATGAAAATGGGAATCTTTTGACGATAGACGATTTTATTAATATTGCGTGCGAACATTATCCACGCTCTACATCTATAGATGCAGATTATTGCAGTTCCACTACAGTACAATCATCAAAAATCAAAGGGGTGATTAAAAACGTGGTGAAATTTTCAGAGATGCTACGGGAGGCAATGGAGAGGAATGGCATCACACAGGATGCCTTAGAGTCGAGGATTCAAGCCATTTCTGACACCGATCCTTTCTTGCCTACGGTGGAACGATTGCGCGAAATCCAGGCGGGGAAAGGCTCATGCGCCTTAGAATCAGAAAGGGCAATAATTCATACAGTCGTAGATCCTGAACATAAAGTTTATTCCTATGCCCAGTGGGTCACAGTAACAGAAAATCCTGTGCTTCTTGGTGAACCACAGGAACAAGAAAATGGACATCATACTAATCAGTACTAAACTATCTGTTGCTTACAACGACAGATTCTTATTAAACCAACATTTTCTACGAACATCATTTCAAGGTCGGCTAAATACCGACCTTTTTGCTGAGATTTTACCAATTCGTCTTCAAAGTGTGGATCTGACAGATAGGTTTCGTATGGATAGTCTGTGATAACTACTCTGTCTCTGGGCGATCGCCTAAACTCCCTAGTTAAGTCCAACATCTGCCGCTCCATCTCTTGCCTGTCATAAAGGCGAGTAATATTCGCTCGATGAAATTTGAATGGCTGGCGAGAAGAGAATTTGCTGACTCCATCGCTAGCCAGAATACACTCTATGGGCTTTCCCCACTCCCAAACTGATTGTCCATCTCTAGTGGGTACTAAAGTAACATAGGTGGCGTATTCTGGTTCGGAACACGCAAGTTCTAATAAACCTTGGTAATGAGGAATTTGAGCTTTGGTAGATGCTATCATCATATTGGAAACTAAAAAATTTTCACGAAGGGGGATGATGTTGATATCTTGCCCCTTTAATCTTAATATTACAGCTTCCCATTGCCCAACTGCTACAGATACAATTGTGGACACCAATCCTTGATATTGTTTCGATATATGGATCGCGCTAAATCCATCCCTACAATGTATGATCACGCAATGCCCGTATTGATTTTTCTCAAAAGACACTTCGCAAAACCTTAGTAGGTCGCCACAACTGGAATTCACAAGGTATTGATAGAGTGCTTGACTAGGAATAGCTTGCATATTTCTCAAAGAATCGGTGCAAATCTGCGCGTAAATGTTGCACAGTTATTTAGTTATTTCATTTGTATCATTTTTAAACAACTTCTTCCCTAGTATTTTCTCTGAAAGAAGTATAAAAATCTATAATAAAGACGCGTTAAAAAGTTGCTTATGATACCTTTCTAGCAATTTAATTAAATTCAAAAGCGTGTTTACGTAAGTACAAGCTTTAGCAAGTTAGCAAATCATACTGCACAATTCATGATGAATTCATCATGAGCAAAAATTTAGAGGGGTGGTTGCATTATTCGCTGCTAATCTCTTTTTCAATCATGATTATGGATTTTAATTATGATAATTTTATCAGCAATAAACTCTTTTAATTAATTTAAAAATAAAAATTACCTGCCATATCAATTATAAATTAGCTATACTTTATTGAAGTAAATTGGTGGAGTCAGCCTGTGTTTAACAACTTTAATTGGCTGAATATCCCAAGCCTACTAAAACAAATAATCAGCAAGCAAAATCAAATCATGAGTTCTACTTTAGAAGTCAAAAAATTAACGGTAGCTATTAAGCAAGGAATTGATGCTATTCCTGCCCTGATTGCGACCGAAACACAGGAAGTCAAAGAAGCAATTGAAAAATTGAAAACTGTAGATTTGTCTGAATCACCAGAAGATAAGGCAAATTTGCAAGAAGCAATTTATCAACTAACCTCTGCTAAAGCTGGCTTAGACAACATCGGTGTGAACATAGCCAACATTTTCACGCCTACTGCTGAACAGACAGAAATCCAGACAGAAACTCCAGTAGTCCCCACCGAGTCTTAGTTTGATAAAGTCGCTTTCTAAAAAGCAAAAAACGCTCCATATTGGAGTGTTTTTTTAATGAGCAAACAGACTTAGGCTGATTTCCTTTTATAGATTTCTAGAACATTTACTTGCTCCACGGATACTCCCATCTTCAGGGCGATCGCCTGAATCGCTTCCAAAAATTCTTGTAGCCAGTTCCTGTTTTCCATAAATTGCACCCATGTGAAATCCTCTCCATATTCCGGTTTGTGGACAGCTTTTAATGCTTTGAGTGCAACCACCCCTAACGCTTGTCCAAACATTAAATCTAGAGACGAGACACTTTGGTAAATAATACTATTCTGTATTCCTATATCCCAAATACCCACAATAATATCAGCACCAGCACCAAGCACATAAAATACTGAAAGTTTGTGAGTAAAATGCTCACAAAAAGTGCTTTCAGCATTTCCCAATATGACGGCGGCTCCATTGATAACCCCAACCACCTCTGCTTCCATTCTTTGGAGATTATCAACTCGGAGGTAGTAACTATGCCCAATAAGCTTGAACTTTCGCTGCTCGTTTTCGGTGCGGAAATAATAATATTCACTAAGTCTGAACATCTCTCTGGAGGGGTTGATGCGGAATGTTGCCACCTCCCAATCTTTCTCCCTCTTGAGAAGTAGAATTTTGCAGATACCTTTCCTGTACCAGGATTTGGAAATTTTTGGAGTCTGAGTTTTGCTAGATTTCCTAAGCCATTTTCGCACTGCTTACTTGTCCGATTACTCATGATTGTTATTGTTCTTATCTACACTTCTAGATTGAATTCTATTGCCTGGCAGACGAATTCCTAGTATTCCAGTAATTAACGTAATAAAAGCAGCAGAAATAAATGGATCTATTGCGCGAGAAGTGTAAGAAAGCTCGTACACCTCGTCGCCTTGAGGTGTTTTTTTCGCTGCAACATTAAGTCCTTCTAGCGTGTGAGAGGCAAATATCAAAGTCACTATCATCGCTAACGAACATTTAGCAAATATTCCTAGTTTTTTCTGCATAAATCTATAATTAATGTTGTTAATTATATTAACCGATCTGGAAATTTTTCTAATAAATAAAACAGCGTAAAAAGAATTTTAAATATCCCTGTTGAGGATTTCATCATGAGGTAGACTTAATCGCATGGTGGCAATATAAAACTGTTCCACTGACATTTATAAACGACTAATTAAGGGTTTTAGCTTGTGTCAAATGGAATCTCTTAGAGAGGTTTTTGCTGGAATTCTTGTAGAGCAAAGGCTAACGAGCAACCTTTATCAGCTTATCCATAGACTTTTCTGACGCTGGTTGTCCACAATAGATATGATGGCAGGCGATATGCACCCAGCTGATTGGGTAAGAATTATTTATGTCCTATAACACCCCAGAAATTAATTCTTGGTCTTCATGGCTATTGGTGAAGATTGCATTTGGTTTATCGAACTATGCCGTTTAGTCCTAAAAAAGTATTTTTAGCATAAAATTTGATAACTTGCCATAGAATTATGAGATTAAGACTATCACATTTTGGGACTATGCAAGTTATTACATTACAAGCCTACCTAAAGCTACAGCACAAAGTGAATATAGAAGAATTTTGCAGTATATGGATACCTAAGCTTTACGGAATTCATCCAGGTGAGTATGGATACAAAAAAGCCTGTATCTTAGAGCTAGTCAAGCTTACAGAAAATGCTATTACCTATGAAAGCATCCGTAGACACTGGAAATGGGAGGACGGAAAGCAAGATTACCCCATTTACATAAACCCGTTACTGAGTTTGGCTCATCAAAGGTACGCTGTACTGGAGGCGTTAGGCAAGCTGCAATAATGTCACTTATGGGTACTAACAATGTCACTAGATAGTGACAGTTTTATTGACCCCTTCCCCGAAAGAGGTTTTAATTTGTCTATGGTCATGCACCGCATCAAAATTTTAACGGACACATAGCAGAGGTGGCAAAAATATGAGCCGTTCTCCGCAGTATTATATCTACATCAATTCTCCTCGGTGGAAGGAGAAATCAGGTCGTTGTCAAGCATTAACTAAAAAACACTGTGTAGTATTTCCTTGGGCTAAAAGTAGTCATTGTCACCACATGACCTACAAAAACTTCCAGAAAGAAATGCCACTGCGTGACACAGTACCACTCTCTAAGACCGCTCATTGGATTGTGCATTGGTGGATATTTTGGAAAACACCTTTGCGCCCTTTGGTGAATCTATTTCTGAGAATTCTGCTAATACTTTGGACGCTTATTTGGGTTGCAATACCAACCAAATCTCGTTGCGTGCGTCGTAAAACCCACGTCTAGCGTTGCATTATTTGCATTTTATGCAGCGTTGCACTATCTGAGCGCACGCCGTGCAAAGTAAGAACACCAATGATTCCAAAGTAGTCAGTTGCAATACACGGCTAATAAAACAAGCATTTAGCATTAAATTGCAAAGTTTTTTGCACTAACTACCAGTTAGGCACTATGCAAAGTAGCACGTTACTCGCAAATCAAAGCGTTGCAGTAAATGTCAGGTGCAACTGAATTGTGAAAATGGGGAGAAAGGGATATGCCAGCAAAAAAGGAGAAGTTCAGAACAATTTATGAAACTTGTCTTGGGAGTCCTATTCGTGCTTCACAATGGAGCGCATTGAAAAAGCAACTAGAAGCGGCTCAACTGCCACTTACTGTTGATAACCTGAGGTTTGTAGCTAAGTGCAAGAAAGTTGCGCCCAGAAAAGCGATCGCGTCTGATGTTTTGAAGTTAGTCGTTCAATCGGCTGCTGAATTAAATGACAAGGTAAAGGGCGCGGTTTTGAAAGATTATGTTTATCAAAAACATCCTTCAATTTCTCGTGACAAATTTTATCGGGCATTTAGGAGCGTCGGGATAAGTTACCGCAATGACAGTACTTATTCTATGTCCCAACTGGGAGAAGTATTGTACAAATTATTTGCTTAATTAAGGAGTTGTATGAGAGAAGCCAAGATTATTCAGTCTCGTTTAACACGTAAAGGTCAATCATTTTCTTTAGCGCAAATCAAAAGACATATTTCAGATAAGTACCCTGAAAATGAGTTAACAGAAGAAAATATTTCAAAAATTGTCGATGAATTGTTGCCGCAATCCAAACTAGCAGTAACAAAAACAAATGAGCTTAGTCATACTCAAAAGCAAACTTTAATTCAAGAAATTGCTTCTAGCCTAGATGTCAATTTATCTATTGACCAAATTAAACAGGTTAGCCAAAAAATGGACTGGGCATTGAGTGATCGCGCCTCACTTAGAGGGCAAATTAAGTCTGCTATCATTGCTTGGATTGATTACCAACTAGCAGAAGATATGCAACAAACAGATGATTTGATGCAAGAGGTAGAAGATCATTTTGTTTCCAAATTGCAAGAAAGTAATGAGAGGTTCAATAATAAAGCCCGTAAATTTTCTGATCGTGTGAACGAATCTGTAGAAAATTTTCGCAACACAAAAACAGAGATTCTCAACCTCTTCAAAATCCCTAGTTGAGCAGGTTGCTCTATATCGAGAACAACATCAATTTAACTTGCTACTACTAGTGCTACTACTGCCGATTGCGTTGTTTGTAACCCAAGTAATGTTTTATTATGAAGCACATCAAAACCCGTATCAATACCAGAACAAGAGCAGGTAAAGCAGCACAAAGAGTCGCTGGTGTAACTGTAGCGGAGTTGCAACAGGCATTGATAGGTGATCAAAATGTACTGCGAAAACTAGGCTCAATGTATAACGAGGGCAAAATGGCTGCTACTTTAATGCCCGCCATTATTGAAACCGTCAAAACTAAAATCACTAATGAACAGGAATGGAATAAGTTTTTAGGTGAATTTGTGGCAGACGGCAGTAAAGCCGAAGTAAATATTCAAAAAGCCAAACGCCAAGCCAGCTTTGCCAATGTCAAATATTGGGACGACATGGTTGAGTTACGTGAACAATTCAAAGCCCAGATGGAGATAGAAACCGGACGGCATGAATGGGCAATTGACTACGGACGGGCCAAACTACTTGCTGACTTAATAATCCAGGATGTTGAAGGCAAGGTTCGATTACTGGAACAGCGATCACGTGTTGAATTGAACCAAATTCAAGAAAATCGTGCTTACGAACTGAAGACTGCTCAACACCTTCTAGAGAATGGCGAACAGTCCGATTTGACATTAATTCACAAACGCGATTACGAAGCTGCTGCGAGAAATCCCCTTGGGGTGATGCAGCGACTCCGCAACGCTTTAGGTATTTAGTAAATAAAAACCACTACTCAGATGACTTAAGGAGTAGTGGTTACAAGTTTTTTAATTAATGAGAATACAATGCTACCCGAAATTGACGAACTAGACCAGCAAGAAGAACAAACACACAGCCAGTTAGCCCGTGAGTATCAAGATTATTTAAATCGCTTAGAACAAGACTATTTATCAAGTTGTGCAGCGGTTACAGTAATCAAAAACTTTTTACTTACATTAACCGCCAATTCTGCTAATATCTCGCTTTGTTTCCTAGCTATTGATTTTGGATTAGGGGCAATGAGCGCAGGATTAATAGGCTTTGCGCTGGGGTCAATCCCTGCCGGCATTGACATTGGTGAATCTGGGATTAACTTGCAAAGTGATTACAAAGTAAAAGATATTTCACGGGTAGTCTTTGGCTTTAGTAAATTGTTGGCTTCTGCTGGTATTTCATGGAACGCAACCAAGGAATACAGGCAGCTTATGAACTACGCCAATGAATCAATCCAAGCTTTTGAAATTGAGGTAAAAAACTACGAGATTAGAGTTCAGCCTACAGATGGCTTGACTATTAATTTTCAAATACAAATATTGTTAAGTTTTTCGCTAGGGTTAGCACTTTTGCCAGTTCTTTTTAAGTTGTTTAGGAGATGGTGGTGGATTGGTTAAAGCTGTTTAAACAACAGAATCAAACTACTATTGGGCTGGCGATCGCTCTTGGAATATCGGGATTAGGATTGTCAGTCTATTCTCTTTCGGGTACAAAATACGATGTAATTGAGTTCTGTTTTAAGCCTAAAACGATTAATAATTTCAATACCAAGTACTGCACCCAGGACAAACAATACATCATACCTGAAGGATACTGGAGGCAAGAGGATTACGTACCAGCTAACCCGCGATTTCAACCACAAGGGACTTTTATCCTTTCTGAAAAAGCAACACGACTGCGGACAATCGCGGCAACCAACCCAAAGGCTAAAAACTGGGCATTGAGTAGCTTGCTAATATTAGCTGGATGCACTTCGCTAACATCAAAACGCTTGCAACGCTACAAAAGAGAATTTGTAGCTTACTTCGAGCAACTAAAAACGGACTTAAATCAAGAGATATTAATCAACGAGCAGCAGCGCGAAATTGCCTCACACAAAGTTGCTGTTGAAACTGAATACATAAAAGATAGGATTACTCATCAAGACCAAGTTGCACGCGCCTTAGATAAATCTCCGAGTGAGTTGGAATTTGAGCGTGAGCAGGCCGAGAAGCACAATGAATTGGTCGAGATGCAGCGCCAATTACAACTAGCTAAATTGAAAGCGGAAATAGCTAAATTGGAGGCAGAGGAGTCCAAGCACAGGAATGAAATTTCAAGGCTATCCGCAATACATATCCCTGTGGAATTGACGGATGAGATTGACTATGAGGCTTTGTGTCCTGGCAAGATAGGGGCAATTGAATTTTATGATTGGCGGGATTTAGCGGATGATGCAGTCGGTATTATCATTGCTGGTAATTCTGGTAGTGGTAAAACTTCGGTGGCTACATGGGTAGCCGGTTGGCTGACCAAAGATGAACCTGCTCAAGTTTTAGCTCTCGACCCACACGCCAATGTAAATGTTTTATGGCAGGAGTTGGGCATTCATACGATTATGGACTTTAAGTTAATAGAAAAGCAGCTGCTCATATTGCTTGGACTCCTAGACCATCGGCGATCGCTTTCCAAAGAACAGATAGATATGGAACCATCAATTATTGTTTTTGCTGACGAAATCAACGCTTGTCTTGAAAACTTTGAAGACAAGGAAAATATGGAACTCGCCATTAAAAGGCTAGGCAGTGAGTCCAGGAAATACAAAATAGCGTTGATCGCTCTCAATCAATCTTCAAATGCTGACGACTTAGGAATCTCAGCGCAGATGAGGAATAACTACTTACTAGTTGGGTTGTGTGCCACTGCTCGTCAAATTGCCTTGCAGTGGAAGAAGGATGACCCACGACGTAAATATATTGAGGAGACGGCTTACAGCTGTGTGGTGCGCGGTTCTGTTCCTGAGCAAGTGGCAGTACACCCCACGCACCACAGTTACACGCAATTCAAAAAGAAGGGGAACAAACCCAAAGGATTATTACCACTCAACCAGCTTCCCCTAACTATTCCTTTGGCATCTCCCGAAGATATTCAAACTGATTGGTATGAGGATTTGGTTAAATGGGCAGACGAACTCGGACGAGTACCCACTCCCGCCGAAATCAAAACCAAGTGGGAAGACATGATGGGACAAGCACCAAGCGACAAGCAAGTGGAACTACTACACGAATATCTACTAAACCGCAATTAGATTATTCAGTTCGCTATGGCAACAACTATAGTCGAGAATGTGCGATCGCGCATTCAAAGCTAGAAAGATACGATTCATTGTGCTGCTGTTGTTTAAAGCACAAATACGTTGAGTTACACCATACGCAATACGATGGCAATCATTTGGGCGTGAACTGGTTTCCAGTGTGCAAAAAATGTCATACTACCATTTGCCATAATTCCCAAAACTGGATTTTAGACAAGAAAAATCCAGTGTGGAACAACAGAAATACAGAAAAATTTACTAAACGTCTGCTACTGGGATATAAACTTTTATATCTCTAGAATTAGATAGATTTGAGTATCATTAACGCTATTGCTTTAGCAAAATATGTATAGAGAGCGACTTATTTCACTTTGTGAGCGTGCCATAGTCTCCCAAGAGAAATGGACTAATAGAGACAGTGCTGAATGCCAGCAACAAGTAGGGAAGGCATGGGCTTTATTGAAAGCTGGATGTGCTTTCAAAATTGATACTGAACTGACTAATGAGTGGGTGATTCATTTAGATTTTTATGTGGAGGGTTTCTTGTATTTTGAGTGTGCAACGGAAGAAAATTTAGACATTGTATCTGCCTACTTGCCCACCGAACAGTGTCTAAAAAAAGCAAATGCAAGGGATTGGTACAGGCTTTAGCAATTAATTTACACGTCAAAACATCCCTCATCATTTCTTGGATAAGGGCTTTTGTACGGCTGCTCTTCCGCCTTCATGATGAATTCATCATGAAGGTCTTAGTTATTGTGAGTAATCAAATAGTAGACAAGGTGAGAGCCATCAAGTCATCACCAGGAATAATGGTGGTGTAGAAAACATATCCCTTGTCAGTTTTGTATCGGCTATCTGATTTTACTAGGCGCATAAACTCTTTGTGTCCTTCGCGTCTTCTTCCAACCAAGCACCCCGCACTAGCGTTGGCGACATTATTGCGAGGTAGGTCATATCCGTGATGTTGATTAATGCCAAAAATTCCAGTATCAATCTTATCGCTAGTTCGCTTTCCGTCCTTGTTGAAATCTCTGTAAACAGGGACGGGAGCGACTTGAATTAATGCTTCGTGCGGCTCTGAGTTGCCGTGTGTGCCGACTGACCAAACTGAATTCGGGCAGCACCTTTAGGATTCATGGGATTAAATGTGTAGCGATCACCTGGTTCAGTAGTCGCCTGCCAAGAGCCAATAATTTGCAAATTTCCATCTGAGTCATGATTTGCAACCAATCGTTGGTCATTGAATTCGTTGGGGGCATCATTGTTGAGTGTCCATCCCTCTTCTTCCCCGTTAATGCCTTCAATGTAAACAATCTCTATATGACTCAATTTTGTGGAAAAATTATAGGACTTGATTTTGGCATATTTGCTGATAAGAGTAGCTAATTCTTGATTGTTCATAAGTTCTTTCTGATTATTTGTTAACTATCAACGCCTGGGAAGCCCCCAAGGGAGTTCAGCATATTTTCCAAATCTCAATTTGCAACTTGAAAGCCGTTTTCCGCTGGAATACAATATCAGTGCCGTTTGATTGTTTCCAGTTACAGAAACGATAAAGCTTATTTGTACTTAATGGCGACAAGTCCAAAACATAAAAATCAATTATTGCATCTGGGGTTAAGGTTAATAATTCAGTGCTTGGTATTGGCATTATTAACTTAATTAAGTCTCATGCAGTAATTCCATAGTACACGAGATTTCCCATAATTCATTTGATAACCAATTAGTGACACGTTCGGAGATCAGCCACCTTTTAGCCTAGACTTCACCAGGGGGAACCCAATCAATTCCTGTGACACCTGCTGCGGTATCAATGATTGATTGCAATGCAATTTTATCTGCTGTGTTTAAGTCAGTGAAAGTCACGCTCCAGCTTGAGCGAATTGCGTTGATGCCAGACTTTGAACGCTGTGGGTAGCCATCACCAAAGCTGACCACATTTCGCCTATAAGTAACTTTCTCAGTAGGATTGATTTTTATCTTATAATCTGATGATATCGTCGGCATAATTCAAGAGGCGATCGCATACCTTAATATAATTAATGCTAAACGATTTTGAATGGTATCGCCGACTAAAAGGCGGACACTGGACAAGATTTAGAATTGGGAAAACCTGTTTCTGGATAAACAAGCACAGTGATTACGTTAACAACGTGCAAACTGATATTTATGAGCATTGGGGTGGTGGGATAAAATCCCTTTTTGAACCTCGGATTACCAATCTCAAATCTTGACAGAGGCGATCGCCCAACCACCCTTACCTGATAATGATTTCATCATGAGCATGGAATTTGCAGATTTTAAGACTCAGCTAATCAACTTTGCTTGGAACCAATACCCAAATGAGGCTTGTGGACTGTTCGTTGACGTACAAGGGGAGTTGATGTTTGTTCCGTGCCAAAACATTCACAGCAGCCCTAAAACGGATTTTGCTATATCCGCCTCAGAGTATGCCCATGCTAGTGCAAATTGTGAAGTGGTGGCCATTTTTCACAGCCACACAGACGCTAGTGTTTATAATGGCAAGCTCGCATTTAGTGAGTTTGATAAAGTCGCCTGCGAGGCTTCCAACTTGCCTTGGGTGCTGATGGTTTTGCCTCAAGGGAATTTAGAAATAACGCATCCTTCTGGCTATTGTCCTCCGCTTTTGGGTAGGGAGTTCAGATACGGGATTTTGGACTGTTACACCTTGATCAGGGATGCATTTTTTGAAATAGGAATTGTATTAAAAGATTATCCTAGGGGGGAGATAGGGGAATGGAATACAAACCCTGATTGGAACTTCTATGAACAAAATTTTGCTAACGAGGGATTCATAGAAATTCCAGTCACGGAAAAGCTTCAAAAGCATGATGTTTTGTTGATGCGTATCAACAGCAGCAAACTTAATCATGCTGGTCTGATGTGGGAGCCAGATAAAAATATTTTTTATCATCACTTAATTGACAGATTAAGTGATGCAGCTATTTACGGAGGTTATTGGAAGCCTGCTAAAATAGTAAGACACAAATCGTTGTTTAGTTATGAAGAATAAGCGATGTCTACGTATTTCAATTTCCAGAACAGAGGTTACTTTATTTAAAGTTGAAATCTGGGATTCAGCTTTTAAAATTTGGCGATTTTTAGGAGAAGGGTGTATTTATGCTCAATATCCTATAAAGAAGATTACCCAAAGCTTGCAAATAGCTGTAAATCGCTACACCCCTAAATTGATGTTGACAGTAAGAATGGTGTTGATAAATTCTAAATATCGTTTTGGTAAAGTTGTTTGGCGCTCACAATAGGAGAATTTATGATTTTGTATTATGAGGGGTTCACAATACAAATAAGCAAGGTTATTGTACGTCATAGACTAGCGTATCAACCGCATATATCTATATGCGGTGATAAGCAGAATAGCTTTTTTGAATCTTATTATTCTTGGCATGACTTTAGCTTTGGCAAGTGCCTTTATGAGGCCATGAGAATAGTGGATCAAATCATTTATGACTACCAAAGCAAGCCAGATTTTTATGAGCCGGAAGATTTGTCGAAGGCACTAAATATGGTTGTGACATCTTCTGTAGCTGCTGTTTTTTAAACATGCTGGAGTTCCTCAATCTTTTGCAGATTGGGTGACCGACTCAAGAGATGTAGTACATCTTAAACTACCTTCTGGCGAGATTTTTGGGGTGACCGACATTGCAGGAAATGACAACAACTACAAAGTTAATGAATAAACTTTCTATTTTCTTCGTATTCTTGTTCGCCTTTGTCTTCCTAATAAAAGAAGCCATTCCATCTGGATATATTTGGGTGCTTTTAATTATCACTTGTGCAATCCTTGGCTGTCCACAATTGAGGAAGTAAACATTTTTCGTTGAACAGGGGTATGTTAACCAATCGCAATCATGGCATACGTTAAGCAGGAGCGAATTTAGTTCAAAATTAGTGCATTAATTTACAGAAGCCCTAAAGCTATTAACTGGTAAGAACTAAAATAAAAATCCCTCGGTGACGAGCCGGGGGATTTACTCTGGAACCTGTACTGACAGCAATCTACCAATACAAGTGTACTATACAGAATGCAACTTGGCTATAGTTTGCCACCTAAATCCCTAGAAATTAGTTTTTCCCCAGTATCAGGGATATTACTGAATTAAATTCACTTATTTAAAACTCTGGATAATTTGCTTTGCAGCTTTAATTCCCGAAACAGCTGCACCTTCCATAAAACCTTGCCACTCATAGAATGAACTAGTATGTTCTCCGGCAAAGTAGAGATTATCAACTGACTTCCCCTCATTATCAGCAATAGTCGTAAAGTAACCAGGTTTATTGCAACTATAACTACCTTTAGCTAGTGGGTTAACAGACCAGTTTTCCAAATGTGCTGAAAACTGATGATTGATTTGCACCGCTGAAGTATCTGCACCAGGAAAGACTAGTTTTAAATCACTGAGAAAATTAGCAGTTTCCTGTTGTAAATTTTTAGAGTTTAGCCTTGCACCCAAATTTCCGCCAGCGAAATTTGTCAAAACTGCCCGATTCTTAGTAGCTTGAGTGTAATTAGTTTCCCAAACACATTGAAAGGTAGGTAAATTAGAGTAAGCAGAACCATTAGAACCGATGTTAACCCAAGGACGACTATTAAAACCCACCATCAACTTTGAGTTAGTTCCATAGGTGAAATTGTTGATAGCGTCCCGTTTCCATTGTGGTAGTTGTAGTCCATTTAAATCTACTTCTCGCAGAGTTGAGAAGGGAATAGCAAAGACAACAGCATCAAATTTTTCACTCAAGTTATCATCAAAAGTCAATTCAATTTTACCTGCACTATCCTTTTTCGCAGCAATGAGTTTTTTCGCGTATTTAATCTGTCCTGGCAGACGGTTTTTTAAACCTTCCACAATTTGCTGATTACCACCAACAATATGATAACGTTCATCACTAAACCCAAACAGATTCAATTTTGACTGCCTATTTGCATGGATAAAAAGAATAAAATTTAAGCTACTTTGCTGCTCAAGTTCCCTTCCATATTCACCAATATAAGCTGCTTGGATGACTTTTTTGAGGAGATTTCCTGCCCCACGTTTCTGAAGATAATCTTGCAGGTTAGTCAAGTCGAGAATTTGATCAGCTTGAGTAAATTTATTCGCAGTCGGTTTGCTCAATAAACGTAAATCTTCTCTAATTACAGTTACAAAATCGCGTAATTCATCAACGATAACTGATTCAGTATAACGCTGTCCATCGAAGTGATAAACAACTTCACCTGATTGTTTTGATAAATCCTCCAATTCCAATTTAAACTCTTGAGCATATCCTAAGATTGTTTTGTGTGAATTGTCGATTAACTCTCCACCTCTTTCGGCAACTTGTCCCGAAAAAAAGTCATTAAGAGAGTAACAACGTCCTCCTATTCTATTACTGGCTTCATAAAGAGTTGCCTTAATTCCTTTCTTTTGTAGTTCGTAAGCACAAGCAAGTCCCGCTAAACCAGCACCAACAATTGCTATCTTTGCATCTACTGGTAATGGTACAGCTAAAGTACTACGAAAAAAGCCAGAACTTAAACCAATTGTTCCACCTACTAAAGTAATTTTTCCCAAATCTGCGAGAAATTCCCGCCTTTTAGCTTTATGAACCGACATCAGTTTCTCAATAGCAGAAATCCGTTCAATACCTTCACCAGTAGAGATATCATGCTGTTGACAATAGCGAACAATACGAATGGTGCGTGCTAGTTGCTGAAAAAGTTGTGAATGTGCCAT